GGCACCGCGAGCGCGGGCCCCCGCGGCACCGCGAGCGCGGGCGACGGCGGCACCGCGAGCGCGGGCGACGGCGGCACCGCGAGCGCGGGCGACGGCGGCACCGCGAGCGCGGGCGACGGCGGCACCGCGAGCGCGGGCGACGGCGGCACCGCGAGCGCGGGCGAGAAAGGCTCTGTCCTCTTTCGACAGTGGGACGAGAAGGCCGACCGCTATCGGTTGGTCACAGGCTACGTCGGCGAGGATGGGATCGAGGCGAACGTCCCGTACGAGCTCAACCGCGACGGCAAGCTGGTTCGCAAGTCGTGATCGTCGACGGCTGCCAGCGCTGGACCACCGGCCGCGAGTCTCGCCGGCCACCCGGCGAGACGATCAACCCGAGCGAGTACGACGTGCACCCGATCGCGCTCGCGTCCGAGGCCCGCGGCTTCGTCGAGACCCACCACTACGCGCGGTCGTGCTCGTCGCTCGCGCACCGCCTCGGCTTGTATCGACGTGGCGCACTGGTCGGCGTGGCCGCGTTCGGTCCGCCTGCGAGCGTGAACGCACACAACGCGGTGTGGCCGACGCTCGGATACGACGAGGCCGTCACGCTCGGCCGGTTCGTGCTCGTGGACGAGGTACCCGGCAACGGCGAGTCATGGTTCATCGCGCGGTGCTTCGCGCTCCTGCGCGTCTCGGGCGTGGTCGCGGTCGAGTCCTGCGCCGATCCGGTGCGCCGCATCGCCGACGACGGGACTGTTCGCCATCGAGGCCACGTCGGCACGATCTACCAGGGCACGAACGGGCTCTACGTTGGGCGCACGAACGCGACCTCTCTGCGCATCCTGCCCGACGGCACGTGCTTGTCGAACCGCGCGCAAGGCAAGCTCGTGCGCGGCGTGCGCGGCGCCGGCGGCCCCGTGCGCCAGCTCGAGACCGCCGGCGCCGACACGCTGCGCGAGGGCGACAACCCGCTCGAGTGGCTGCGCCGATGGCGCGCCGCTCTCACGCGTCCGATGCGTCACCCGGGCTGCTATCGCTACCTCTGGTGTCTCGACAAGCGCCGCCGCCGCGAGGTCATGAGTGCGCGTGTGTCGCTGCCCTACCCGAAGGTCTCTCTCACGTCGTGATTACTTGTGGTTCAAGGTAGCGTTGCGGCTCCGGATCCCGCTTCGCGTTCGTGCCGCCGTTCAACCACCGCCCTCTCGACGCGCTCTGCGACGCGTGCGCCGACTCATGGTTCGCGCAGCTGCGCGGCGTCGCCGCGTCCCGCTACCAGTGGGCGCTCGACGTTGCCGCGCGCGTGCCGCGAGCTCGCCCGTGGCCCTCCGACTCGCCGCGGTCTCGCGTCATCGCGCGGCGGCGCGTCGCCGACCTCGCCCGTGATCCGCGGCTGCGGGAGCGGCTCGCCGCCGAGGCCGAGCGCGCAGCGGCTGAGTGCTGGGACGCCAGCTAGCGCTCATGGACTAGCCCGTAACGGGATGGCTACGCCGCCTCGCGCGCCCGCGCCCTCAGCGCCGCCACGAGCACGACCTGCGCCTCGGGTAGCACGGCCACGTCATCATCGGTCACGAGGCCCGAGTACATGTTCGCGATCGCACACTCGTCACAGATCTGGATCTCGTAGCTCTCGCTCACGATCCAGCCCGGGCAGTCGGTGCAGCAACGGCGCCTGCTCGGACGCGCGGCCAGGAGCGCGCGAACCGCGACGAGGTAGGGGCCGCGCGCGGCCTCGATTGCGGTCGTGAACACGAGGATCTTGGACATGACCAGGTTCCGTGCATGTCGCGCGCCCGCACCGACGTCGCAGCAGGGACCCGGATCCGCGTTGACCCACGCCACGGATCGTGGTTCCCTGGTCACGGTGTTGCTGATGGACCACGGGATCGCCAGCGAGTCGCGCGCGCGGTCGCGCACTTGGCCGCGTTCGTTACCTGGCACACCACGCGCAATATCCCTGGTCACGATGCGAATCAAGCTCCCAACTGCTCTTGTCCCGCCGCGGCGCGTGGTCCCGAACGGGACCGAGCTCACCAGGTGCTCGCTCACGCTTGCGACCCTCGACTCGATCGACTCGGGCGTTCCATTCCACATGACGCGCGCGGCCGACATCGCGTCGTACCGCACGTACTTCCACAACATCCCGAGCGTGCTGTCGTGATCCTGGCCATCGAGGCAGCGCTCGCGAAAGCTCGTGGACTCGGCCACGACCCAGAGATCTGGGTCTCGGGTCTGAACCAGTACAAATGCATGCGTTGTGGGCAGATCGAGTTCGTCGGGCGGTGCTTGCTCGCGTACACCGATGACGAGACCTATGCACTCGTGTCGAGACAGGCCGGGCTCACGGCCATGCTCGAGTGCGGGCGCGATGTCGAGATTGCGAACGAGATCGACGCCCTGAACGCATTGCTCGGCGAGCACGAGATCGACGTCGATCCCGACACGGCGCGCGACGCGTTCCTGGCCGCGCCGGGACTCGGCACCGCCACCGACTACTGGACCGCGGCCAGTGGACTGTTCGCCGATCGCGAGCTGCTCAACGTCGAGCGCATGGTCGCGCCGCATCTCGCTCCCGTGCTGGAGGAGGCCGTCGCGTCGCACGGCGACGAGATCGAGGTCGAGCTCGACGTCGCGGACGAGATCGTCACGCTGACCGAGGACGGCTGGCTCGTGACTGTGATCGATCGCGTGCCCGTTGTGGGCGAACGCGGCTGGTGTGTGCCCGCCGATCTCGAGCTCGACGCCGCGCTGGCCGATATCGTGCGCGAACGCGGCTCGGCCGAGAACGAGTTCGGCTGGTCGTTCGCGGCCGAGATGACCCAGCCCACCGAGAAGGGCGAGCGCATCATCACGGTGCTGGTCGATCGCGAGACCGCATCCACCGACGACACCAATGACACCGGGTCGCATTCGCTAAAGGAACTCGTCCGCCGCGAGGTCGAGAGTCTGGCCAGCGTGTTCGAGATCGCAGAGGGTCACGACGAGCACGAGGACGCTGCGGACTGGCTCGCAAGCGGTGACTCGATCGATACCCTGCACCACACCGACCGGCTCGACACCTGTGGTTATACCGACGCGATCGAGTCGCTCGGGTACCTGCGCGGTGCCGCGGACGCGCTCGACGTCACGATTCTGGAGCTGGTTGAGCACTGCGATCAGATCCCAGTGCTGCGCGCGGCGCGCACGCCGAAGGACGCATCGTGACCCCGTCCGGGCTCGACAGCGCGTCCGTGTGCGCGACCTGTAACGATGAGGGCATCGTCACGATCGAGGTCCTGCGCGGGCGCATCGATGTCGACTACGTCGACGAGCCGTGCCCGGACTGCAACGCGGACGACGCCGAGGACTGGCGCGAGGACACCGCGCGCACCTGTCAGGACCCGAGCATCACGGGGGTTCACCCGTGACGCGCCACCACGAACAGCACAACAACAAGATCACGAACAAGGAAACGAATATGAAGCACAAGACGCTGATCCCGATCCTGCTCGTGGCGCTGGCCGCGTGCACCACCAACACCGAGGAGGTCGGGGACTACGAGGGCTCCGACGTCGCCTGGACCTGCACGACCACGGCCTCGTGCCAGGGCGTGACCCAGACCCTCACCCATGATCTCTGCCTCCGACCGTCCGACGAGGACATCGAGCAGGCCGGAGACTCCGCCGCCGGCGACTTCGAGAAGCTCTGGCACGCGGCCTGCGACGCGGATCAGGGCCTGCTCGACGACGAGGGCCACGTCTGCCTCGGCATGAACGGCGCGCCCGCGAACTGGGGCTGCTCGGTCGAGTGCGAGGCCGCGAACCGGCGGTGCACGCCGTGAATGCAGCGCGGAAGGACGAGAGCGAGCTCGCGGGTTCGGACGCGATGACCACGACCATCGCCAGCGACGCGCGCGACGACTACCAGAACATGCTCAACGCCTTGCGCGACAACTTCGCGGCGCTCACCGGTCCGCTGTTCGAGACTGACGCCGAGGGCTTGTGGAAGGCGTGGCTCGGCGCGCTGCCCGAGTCCGAGCGACAGCACCACAACTGCCACGCGTGCCGGCGCTTCATCGAGAAGTACCTCGGCCTCGTGACCATCGACGAGAAGGGGATCGTGCACGTCAGCTTCCCCTGGATGTCGAACGACTACGCGCGCTCGTTCATCGCCGCCGCCAAGATCGTGGAGTCCGCACGAGTCACCGGCGTGCACGTGTCCTCGGATAAGATCTACGGGCTGGCCGCGAACACCGACAAGAAGAACGGCTGCACGCGCCACCACATGCACGTGATCCCGCCGGCGGCGATGATCTTCACGGGCAAGATTCTGAACGCTAGCCAGCGCGCCGCCGAGCTTCGTGCGGACCGGGCCACGCTCTCGAACGCGCTCGCCGAGTTCAAGTCCGAGACCGTGAAGCAAGCGCTGGCGATCGCCGAGGCCGAGTCACTCTACCGCGGCGAGAAGATCGAGGACCGGCTCCGGTGGCTCGTGGAGCTCCACGAGCGTCGCGCGGCGACCGCGAACATGCGCACGAAGGAGAACCTGACGTGGCTCGCGGTGGCGACCGCGCCGGTCGGCTACTGCCACATCAAGTCCTCGGTCGTCGGCTCGCTCCTCGGTGACATCGAGGCTGGCAAGCCGTTCGCCGAGGTCAAGCGCGCGTTCAACGCGAAGATGCACCCGCTCCAGTACCAGCGCCCGACCGCGCCACCGAGCGAGGGCAACATCAAGCAAGCCGAGGCGCTCGTCGAGAAGCTCGGGATCGCGCCGTCTCTGCGCCGGCGCTACGCGCGGCTCGAGGACGTGATCGCTCACGCGGTCTGGACGCCGCGCGAGGCCGAGATCGAGAAGAAGGGTGGCGTGTTCAATCACCTGCGCGACCAGCCCAAGGGCGCGCTCGTGGTCGTGCAAGGGGCGACGATGACGTGGGACAAGTTCGCACGCACGGTGTTAACCACGGCCGAGCTCGCCGCCGGCACGCGTGTGAAGGTGACCGCGATCGTGCCGATGCCGAACCAGTGGCAGCCTGGGTTCGATCACCACGGCAACGGCGTGCTTCTGATCTTGGACGGCTGCCGCGACACGCGCGACGTGGCGCTGTCTCTGTTCCCGGAGTTCCTCAAGAGCGAGCTGCACGCGGTGCGTTCGACGATCGAGGCGCACTCGCGCAAGGGTGTGATCGAGGGCAAGGAGCAGGCGAGCGCGTGTGGCATTCCGGTGCGCGCGGGTTCGAGCGCCAACGTGAGGGTCCGTGTGACCTCGCGCGGCACGTTGACCGACTACACCATCGACCGGTGGGACTAGGTCGCGAGCGTGAGCCGGCTCAAGAGTTTGGCGGAGATCGCGAGGCGCACCGTCCGACGCGAGTACCAACGCAACTGGTTCGCGAACCGGACACCCGAGCAGCGCGAGGCCGACCGCGAGCGCCAACGTAACTGGTTAGCGAATCGGACGCCCGAGGTTGTGGACGTGCGCACGCACAACCAGGCGGTCGCAAGCGCACGGTTCGAAGGTGTCATGGAGGAGCGCAAGCGGGTCGCGCGCCTTCCGCACCCCTTCTCTAACGTTCCGAACGCGATCCACTCGCTTGTCGAGCGCTGATCGCGGCTGATCGCGCCGTGTTCGGGGGCTTGTCTGAGTCCTCGCACGCGAGCTCGGCGCTGGTCGAGTCCGCGTTCGCGACGTCGATCACCGACGCGGGCGCGGGTAGCGCCGGCCGCGCAGCGGACTGGAACGCGTTCGCAAGCCTGGTCACAAGGGCCATATCAGCCATCGACGGCGTGACAGCGCCCCCGTGCGCGTTGTGCATCTGGATCGCCGCCTCGACCTGTACCGATTGCATGGGCATGCCGTACCCGCGCTGCTCGAGTCGGATCATGGCCTGCGTGCGTTGCTCGAGCGTTGGCAGGATCGACCCCCGTTCATCGATCGTCACCACGATCTCGCCGTCCTCGAGCTCGACCAGAATCGGGCTCTTACCAGCTGCGATCGCGAGCTGGAAATCGACGAATAGATCAGGATCGAGACGCTGGCGGATCGCGAGCGATAGCGACCGCGCCGCGCGCGCCGCGTCCTTAGTCCGCGTCGTTCCCTTGCGCCCCTTGATGAACCGCCCGTTCGAGATGTCCCGGCCCGTGATCTCGGTCCCGCCGATGGCCGGCTTAGGCTGGCCGGCCCGGGGGGCCGAGGCAAATAGTGACTCCATGTTTCAGTTTAGAACCGGAAAAGCCTCGAACCAAATCCGGGATGGCCAAGGCCGCGGGGCGCACCCGAGCCCTGCCAGGTCCGGCGCACACAAAATCCAACACTTACCAGATGCCCTCCGCACCTAGACCCTCAGGTGAGGCTTCCTAATTCGGGTGCAGATACGACCACTTATAACCCGTTTCGGCCTCAAAAACCAGACCCCTCCGCTCCGCCGCACGGGGATCAACATTTCCCAGTACTGGTGTGTGCGTAACGGCCGCTGTATGCGTCCCTACAATACGGCCTGTCCATGCTACTCCCCTACAGTACGGCCGGCACACACCATTATGAGCTGATCTTTAACCCCTCTTTAGGTCTGGTAGAGGAACTAGGTAAGGTATGAACACAGAATCACTGACGTTCTGGCTGCCTCACCACCCGCCACACCCCATCCCCACCTAATCTGGTCCGGCGCCATGCACCCGCCAGCCCTGGTTACTCGCCTTCGCCTCCGCCGGTCTTGACCCGCCGGCGCCGTTCGCGCGTGCGCGTCCTCGGTAGGCCCTCCGCGAGCGCGCGACACTCGGGGCACGTCACGAGTGCGGGGTCGACATCGGCGCCCCCATCGGAGTCCGGCGCGGCCCCGCATGCGGTCATGTTCGGTCGCGACTCCTGGCCGGGGATGAGTCGGTGCACGTAATCGGTAGAGCCTGTGTCGGGGTTGTCATCGCCCGGTGGCACGTGTCCGTGTTCCTCGACCCGGCGCTCGCGAGCTCGTTCGATGACGGCGTCACTGATCGCGACCAGGATGGCATCTCGGACCCCGGGTAGGCACGCGATCTGCTCGCCGGTCAGCTCCGAGATCAGGTCATCGGCCGCGCGTGCGAATTCCTCGGGGGTGATGTTCGCCCGCTCGACCACGATCCCGCCACCGTCCCCATCCCCGTCACCCCCCGCTCCATCACCAGTCCCGTCACCAGTCCCGTCACCAGTCCCGTCACCACCGGGCGCCGTCATGGCTTGATCCTACGCGAGCGCGCCTCAGAGCTTCCCTGGCTTAATGTTAGCCTCACGTGTGCTCGGCCGCGCGTGTGCGTTCGCGCGCGCCTCACGATACCGCCGCTTCTTGACGAGCACGTGTAGACGCGGAACGGCACGCGCTTGTGGATCGCTCTGCCGCTTCGCCTCGGCCGCGCGGCGCTCGTAGTACGCACGGTCGTTCGCGACCACACACCGTACGGGCCCGTCATCAGGAGCCATCGTATCGGGTCCATACGCGCACGTAGCGCTTGCAGGTCCTCGGCCCACATGGTCCGGCACGTGGTGTGCGTGCTTTCCGCGGCGCGCGTGGCCCGCGTACGCGCGTTCCAGATCTTCACGTAGCCATCGAGGAGCGCCGCGAGGTCGGGCTCCAGAGCGATCGATTTGGACATGACCAGGGATGTTGCTCGTCGCATGCCGAACGTCGCGCGCGCGTCCAAGCTCGCGGACCTGCGTCACACCTGCGCGTGAAGCGTCGCTTCGTCGCCACACTCGAGGTCGCGAACGTGGTGCGCGCGATACAGTGGACACCTGGTCATCGCGTGATTGCGCCCTTATTCGAGCACTTGGGACGCGATCGCGAGCTGGCGCGGTTCCCGCAAAGTCCCTGGTCATGACCACGAATAACGAGGGCAGTTCGCGATGGTTCGTCACGTACGAAACCGCGCGTGTCGGTCGGGGTTACGACACCGAGCGCGCCGCGTGGTGTCAGCACGACGCGATGGTGTGCCGGGGGCTTAACCCGGACGCGCTCGCCGTGATCGAGGTGCGCTCGTGATCGGCAAGCTCGCGCGCCGCGAGCGCGCCGTGTCCAACGCGCGCGATGCGTTCCTGACCGCGATCCGGATCGAGCTCGACAACCTCCGACCATCGATGCGCTGCGCGCCCACGTGCCCCGGCTGGATCGTGTCCGAGTCCGACAAGTACGGGACTCGGATCGAGATCTGCGACGAGTGCTCGAAGGCGCGCAAGGCAGACGGTGGCGCGGTCCTCTTCGATCAGGACGTGGCGATGTTGCCCGAGGCCGAGCGCGCGCTTGATCAAGCGCTGGCCGAGATTCGCGAGTTCGAGAACGCGCGGAACCTCCCCACGGTCGCGAAGGTGCTGGCCGAGATCGAGCACGCGTCGAAGGTGGCTCCGTTCGTGAACGAGGACACGCTCGCGCGCTGGTCGCGCGTGCTCGGGGGCGACTCGTGAACGCGCGCTGCGACCTGGCCGAGCTGCGCGGCCCAATGATCGACGCGCTCCCACGCATCGAGCGTGCGCTCGCGCAGCATGTTCGCGCGCCGGGCTCGGTCGGGATCCTGCTCTCTGGTCCGCCGGGCACGGGTAAGACCATGATCGCGCGTCGGCTGGCCGGAGCGTTGCCCGCGATGAACGAGCACGCGCGGCGCTGGCTCGCACCCTACCAGCCGCGGTGCGGCTGCAAGGTGAACGCGCTCGAGGCCGATGCGAAGCTCTACGCGTGCCCGTGCGGCGACCACTGCACGGACGCGAAGTGCATCGCCGAGAACGCCCGTAGGGGCCCTCGCACTGGTCAGGGGTCGTCGTGAGCGCGGCGCGAGGACTTCGCGGCGCGGAGCTTAGCGCTGGTCGCGGATCGCTACCCGACCACGGTCAGGATCGAGGACAGGCTCGCGGCCGTGTTCGACATGGTCGAGGCATCGACCACGGAACAAGAGCGGACCGCGAGGCCGAGCAGCGCGAGGCCGACCGCGAGGCCGACCGCGAGGCCGGACGACAGCGGCGCGCGGACTGGACGCCCGAGCGCGAACTCATGCAGCTCAAGGAAGCGGCCAAGAAGCTCGCGAATTCTAACAAGACCAAACCCGTCAGGAAGAAGCCCAAGTGACCACCTACGACGACAACAACACGTTCCAGAAGAACCTCACCAAAGCCAAGAAGGCGCTCTCCGAGATCGAAGTCCGTGCCGGCCAGGTCCGTTTCGATCTGGCCGTATGGGCGCGTGAGTTTCGATCCACGTTCAAGTACGGGACCGCGTCCGAGATCCGCCAGGGTGACGAGGACTTCATCGATTGTCTTCAACGGCACTTCGACAAGGGCGTGCACGAGGCCCACGGGATGCTCACGCGCGCGATCGCGGGATCGGTGTTTCGTGACATACACAAGTTCCAGGCCGCCGGCCTACATCGGACCGACTTCCAGATCGTTCAGCTCCGGTTCAAGTCTCGACAGGAGCAGACCGAGATCATGATGACCGCCGCGACCAGGAGCCTGACCGTGTCCTCGATCCTGTCGCCGAGACAGCCCCGGCGGCCAACAGCCGCCGATCAGGCGACCACCGACGCGGCCGAGTTCGCCGAGATCATCCTTCGTGCGTGCTTGAAGGTGCCGCCCGAGATCAAGGCCAAGATCGCGCGCTACATCAAGTCCGAGAACGTGAAGCGTCCGCTCAAAAGTGTGGCCTAGCCGTGGCCTCGATCAGGCCCACCTATATCGAGACCTATCCGGCAAACTGGACGTTCACGCACGAGCCGCGGTCGTGAGCGAGACCGAGGATCAACGCGCGTCGCGACGGCGCCGCGAGGGCGTGGCCAAGGCGAAGAAGACGCGCGAGCGCAAGGCCGCGGCGGACAAGCAGCTCCAGAAGGACCAGGAATGGCTCGCGACCTGGCCTAAGGTCGCCGAGACGTACGAGGACCCGTCGCGGGCAATGCACAGACAGGGCTTTAGTAGTGTGCTGCTCCTGCACGAACAACCGTCGTGTGTGAACGCTGATCTGCGCCTGCGCCGGTATCGGATCACGGCCGAACTGATCGAGGAGTCGATCGAGGTGTTGCGCGAGCGCTTGCGCAAGCTCTGGCGCGAGACCGATCGCAACACTCACTACTGGGACACGATGCGCGAGGCCGCGGTCGAGCTCGGCATGTCCTTGAACGAGCTGAGGTATGAGGATCAGGGATGCGACCACCCGAGGTACAAGAGCGGCTCGTGATCGACCGCTCGCGTTGCCCGATCGAAGGCTTCGACGCCGAGTCCTTCCCGGACTCGTGGCGTAGCGACGACACCGTCTCGCGCACGCCACGCCCCGTCTTCGCGTGTTCGCGTACTTGACCAGGGGATGCCCATGGCACGCGTCGCGCACTCACTGGTCACGTGACCGAGCTTCGCCCGTACCAACAGATCGCCGTCGAGTCCGCGCTTCGCGAACTCGGCTACCTCGCCGGCGCGGTCGCGGCGCGCCGCTCAACCCTGATCGAGGCGGCCACCGGTACGGGCAAGACGACCTCGTTTGCGGAGATCGTTCGACGCGCGTTCGAGCTCGGCGCGCGCCGCGCGCTTGTCCTCGCACACCGTCGTGAGCTCGTCGACCAGGCGCTCGCGCGGCTGCTTGCGGCCGGGCTCGACGCGGCGATCGAGCGCGGCGCGCGCTCGGCCGCTGGCGCGCGTGTGGTCGTGTCGTCGGTGCAGACGATCACGCGCCGGCTCGATAAGTACGGCCCGGGCGCGTTCGACGTCATCGTCATCGACGAGTGTCATCACGCACCCGCTCCCGGCTACCTCGGCGTATTGGGGCACTTCTCATCCGCGCGCGTACTCGGCGTGACGGCGACGCCAGACCGCGCTGACGGTGCCGCGCTCGGCGCCGTGTTCGAGAGCGTGGCCGCGCGCTACGGCATCTCGGAGGCCGCGCGCGACGGCTACCTCGCGCGTGCGATCGGGCTCCGCGTCGAGGTCCCTGGGATGGACCTGTCGAAGGTGCGCCGGCGCGTGCTCGCGCCGCGCGAGACTTCGAGCCTGCATGCCATGCGCGACGCGGTCGACCTGCACCCAGGTGACCTCGGCCGCGCGGCGCTCTCGCCCGAGGCCGTCGAAGGCGTGGCTGGTCCGCTGCTTGATCTTGCCAGCGACCGCCGAACGATCCTGTTCGCCGTCAACCGCGCGCATGCCGCCGCGATCGCGGTCGCGCTCTGCGCTCGGCGCGCCGGCTGCGCGCGCGCAGTCTGGGGCTCGAGCCCGACCCGCGCCGATGATATCGCGGCGCACCAGGCTGGCGAGTTCCAGTTCCTGGTCAACGTGATGGTGCTGACCGAGGGCTACGACGACCCGGCGATCGCGTGCGTTGCGATGGCGCGCCCGACCCAGTCGCGCGCGCTCTACGCACAGGCGTGCGGACGGGGCCTGCGCCTGCACCCCAGCAAGGTCAACTGCCTGATCCTCGACTTCGTTGGTGTCAGCTGCGAGCACGACCTGGTAGGGCCCGAGGACGTGCTCGGCGGTGCGCTCCTCGGACCGGTCACGCGCCCGTCCTCGAGCTCTGCGCCTGACGCGGCACCGATACCCTACGCGCCGGCGCCGACCTGGCGCGCGCGGTTCAAGGCGGCTGCGGTGAAGCTCCTGCGTGGCGGAGTGCGCGCCGCACGGCGCGCGGGCCAGTTCCTGTCCGAGCTCGTGGCCCTCATCGGCAAGTAGGCATTCCCTGGTCACCCGGCGGGATCCCGGCCACACTCCGAGGTGGCCTGCAAGTGCCCATTCCCTGGTCTTGGTACGTGTCTGTGCCCGATCGAGCCTGCGATCATCACTGCGCCTGCAGCCGCGCCCGCGAAACCCGCGCGTGTCGTCGTGTTGGTCCCGGTGGCCCCGGTGCCGGTCTCGGTTCCCGTATCCGTTGCGGCACTCGCGCCGGATCCCGACCCGGTCGCCGAACCGGAGCCGGTCGAGCACCAGGTCTCATTCGAGGCGTGGGCGCGCGAGAAGATGCTCACGGCCGAGGGTCGCGCCGAGCTCGAGCGTGTTGTCGCCGCGGCGCGCGCGCGCTGGAGCTTTGCTGAGTTCTTCCGACAAGCGTGGAACGTCGTCGAGCCCAGCACCGAGCTCGTGTGGAACTGGCACCACCTACTGCTGTGCACCGTGCTCCAGGTCCTGTTCATGGACTGGCTCTCAGCGAAGACGCACCGCAACTACATCAACCTTGTCAGGAACGTCATCGTCAACATCCCTCCCGGGACGTCAAAAAGTAAGGTGATTTCCGTTTGCTTCATGGCGTGGTGCTGGATCCACGCGCCGGGGATGAAGTTCATCGCGCTCTCGGTCAACGACGACGCGACGATGCGAGACGCGCGCGACGCTCGCATGCTGATCCAGTCGCCGTGGTTCCGAGCCTCGTTCGGAATCCAGTGGATGCTCAAGGCCGATCAGGACGCGATTTCGAACTTTGGAAACACGGCCGGCGGAGAGCGCCTGTCGATGCCATCGAAGTCAGAGATCGTAGGACTTCGGGCAGATTGCCTGATCAACGACGACCCGAACAACCCAAAGAAGTCCGAGAGCAAGAAGGAGCGCGACGAGGTCAACGAGCTCTGGACCACGAACCAGTACAACCGCGTCAACGACGCGGCGCGATCGCTTCGCATCGGTGTCCAGCAGCGCACGAACGACGGGGACTGGACCGGGTTCGTGCTCGAGCAACAGCTCGCGTGGTCCCCCGAGAACCCGCACGGGTGGCTGCACGTGATCATCCCGGCCGAGCTCGAGCTCGACCGGAAGTTCCGGCTGCCCGAACCGATTCGCGCGCTGGTCGCGGAGTACATGCCCAACATCGAGGTCCTGCTCGAGGACCCGCGGACGATCGAGGGTGAGACCCTCGACAAGGAACGCCTGCCCAGTGACGTTCTCGCCTCGTACCGGAAGCTCTGGGACGGCACCGGAAACTACGCCGGCCAGATGCAACAGCGGCCCACGATGGTCGCGGGCGGTGCCGTACAGCGCACCTGGTTCAACTTCTGCCGGCTTGCTGCTGGCGTGCGTGACCATGTAGATGAGGTCGAGACCGGACGCCCGCGGCCCGCACACTGCCACGACGGCGATGCGCAGGTGGTTCATGCGGCTCCCCTCACCCCCGATCGCTGGCACTTCGATTGGATCACGATCTCGATTGATCCCGCGCTCAAGAAGACGGACCGCGGTTCAAACTGGGGTCTGCTCGTCGTCGCCGGAAGGGGCGGTCGGCGGTACGTGCTTGATGATCGGACGAGGCGCGGCGCGCTCCACGAGATTATCGGAGTGCTCAAGGAGATGATCCGGTTCTGGGAACCGGACACAATCCTGATCGAAGCCAAGGCCGCCGGCGACAGTGCGATGGACACACTACGAGAGGCGATGGGAGACGGTGATCTCCCGATGGTCTCGATCGAGATGGTCGACACCGGGAGCGAGGACAAGGAGCAGCGGCTGACCGCCGTGACTCCGTACCTCAAGAACGGGATGGTCTACCTGCTCGATGGCGCGACCTGGCTCGAGGCGTTCGTCGAGGAGCTCGCGATGTTCCCAAACGGCAAGCGCGACGATCGCGTGGACGCGCTGTCGCAGGTGCTCTCGCACTCGCGCCCGGTGGACGACGGCGGTCTTCCAGGCTGGTGATGGTGTCGCCGCGTGGCGACACCGTATAACGAACAGCACGCGATCATGACCAGTGATCAACTGGTTCGCGCGGCACGCATCGCGCAGTAGCGCCTGGGACATGCAGATTCAGACCGACGTCCTCCAAGTGCTGTCCACCGTCTCGATCAACGGGAACCTCGCTCGCATCACCGCAGGTGACCTCGATCTCAGGCTCTACCAGCGCGTCGACAAGGTGCTCCAGGCCCTCGGCGGGAAGTGGGACCGGCGCCAGCGCGCGCATGTGTTCCCGGACTCGCCGAGCCAACGGTTCGAGCTCGCGCTCGCGACGGCCGAGGTCACGACGGACCAGGAACTCGGCTGGTTCCCGACGCCCGACAAGGTCGCGGACCAGGTCGTGAAGCTCGCGCAGATCGAGGACCGGCACGAGGTACTCGAGCCGAGTGCCGGTCGCGGCGCGCTCCTGGAAGCGATCGCACGCTCGGGCAAGAAGCCTAACGTCGCCCTGATCGAGTTCGATGATTGTCGATGTGGGTATCTGCTGGGGCTCGTCGGCCCTTCGCGCCGGATTACCGTCAAGAACAGAGACTTCCTCGCGGTCAAGTTCATGCACGACTTCGATCGCGTCGTGATGAACCCGCCGTTCTGCAAGGTCGGACGCGGCGACCACCTCGACCATGTGCGGCGCGCGTTCGAGCTCCTGGTCTTCGGTCGCGACGCGCGCCTGGTCGCCGTGCTGCCGCGCTCGATCACGTTCCGCCAGGACCGGCGGCACATCGAGTTCCGCACCTGGTACGAGCAGCTCGGCGGCGAGGTCAGCACGCTGCCGGAGGGCGCATTCAAGGAGTCGGGTACTGGCGTGCATGCCGTCATCCTCGTCCTGGTCAAGCGCTAGTGCGGCGCCCGAGAAGCGAGGGACTGGGTCAGGGGTTCGCTCTAGGGTGTCGAACAAGAAATCGCGGCCTGAACGGCGCGCCGGCGGTCCCAAGGTCGACGACCGCGAGCCAGTCCTGCGCGTGTACTTCGGAGAGGACGAGATCCACGTCGACCTGTTCGCTGGCGGTGGTGGCGCGTCGGTCGGCGCCGCGCTCGCGACCGGCCGCTCCCCCGACGTCGCGGTGAACCACTCGCCAGTCGCGATCGCGATGCATCGCGCAAACCATCCCACGACCCGGCACTACATCGAGGACGTGTACGAGGTCGACCCGCGTGTTGCGACTCGCGGTCGGCAGGTCGCGTTACTTTGGCTATCCCCGACCTGCACGCACCATTCGAAGGCCAAGGGTGCCGCACTCGTCGACCGCAAGATCCGCGGCTTGTGCTGGTCTGCGTTGCCGTGGATCAAACACTGCCGCCCGCGCGTGATCATCCTCGAGAACGTCGAGGAATTCGCCAAGTGGGGACCGCTCCATCGCCAGCACACGGACGGGTGCGAAGGCGTGAAGTGTGCCAAGGGGTGTCGATTCGGCACGATGCCCAAGAACCGTCGTGGCAAGGGTCGCATCAAGCACCACGACAAGGGCTGTCCCGGCGTCGAGTGCTCATCCAGGTGCCGCATCGATCGCCCAATCAAAGCGCGCGAGGCCGAGACCTTCAACGCGTTCGTCGCGAAGATCCGCTCGAAGGGTTACTCGGTCGAGTGGAAGTTCCTGCGCGCGTGTGACTACGGGGCGCCCACCACGCGCCGGCGCTTGTACATGGTAATGCGCGCGGACGGCCAGCCCGCGAGTTGGCCCGAGGTCACACACGGCCCGGGACTCGTGCCCTATCGCACCGCGGCCGAGTGCATCGACTGGTCGATCCCGTGCCCGTCGATCTTCGACCGTGAGCGGGCGCTCGCGGACAAGACGATGGCGCGGATCGCGCGCGGCGTCCGCAAGTTCGTGATGGAGAGCGAGCGCCCATTCATCGTGCCGGTGAACCACGGCGGTGTCGGACGTCGCGACCTACGCGTTCACGATTCGGCCGCGCCGATGCCCACGATCACCGGTGGTCAGCGCGGCGGACACGCGGTCGTGGTGCCGATCGTGACGAAGGCCAAGACCCACGGCGGCGGCAACGGCGTGCACTCGGGCGCAGAGCCGCTAGGAACCGTGACCGCGTCGAAGCGAGGGGAGTTCGCGCTTGCGTCCGCGACGCTTGTTCGCGCCGGCGCCACGGGTAATTTCCTCGTGTCCCCGGTCGTGGTCCCGGCCACGCACGGCGACTCGCGCGGCCAGCCTGACTCGCGCACGCACGGTGTCGACGAGCCGCTCCGCACGATCACGACGCTCGGCGCGCAGTTCTCGATCGCGTCTGCCGTTCTGGTTCGCACTGCTCATGGCGATGTCGACGCGTCCGGTAAGCGACGTGGTCCCGGCGAGCACACGGTCGAAGCTCCGCTCGGTACCGTGTGCGCCGGCGGCACCGATCACGCGATCGCCGCCGCGTATATGGTCCACCGTTCGAACGGCGAGCGACCGGGTCAGGCGCCGCGCGTCTACGACGTCGAGGACCCACACCCGACCGTTGTCGCCGAGGGGCTCAAGACCGCTGTGTGCGCAGCGTTCCTCGCCAAGCACAACGGCGGATCGCACGAGAGCAAGAAGGGCGGCCAGGCGGTCACCGCGCCCGCAGATACGATCTCGGCACAGGATCAGAAAGCGGTCACGGTCGCGCACCTCGTTCGCTACAACAGCGAGAACTCGGCCGCGTCCGCGCGCGGTCAGAGCGCCGACACGCCGGTCTCGACTCTCGATACCGCGAACCGGGTCGCGGTCGCGACCTCGCACCTGATGAAGCTCCGCGGCACGAGCCCTGCGCACGTCGCATCAAGTTCGCAAGCGGTGGACGCGCCCGCGCCGACGATCTCGGCCGAGGGCACGCATGTCGCCGAGGTGCGTGCGTTCCTGGTCCGGTACAACGGGCAGTCCGGCCCGCAGAACGTGGACGCGCCCCTCGGCACGCTCGACGCGACGGATCGGTATGGGCTCGCGACCGTGGTCATCGGCGGGGAGCTGTACGAAATCGTCGACATCGGGATGCGAATGCTCACGCCGCGCGAGCTGTTCGCTGCACAGGGGTTCCCTCCCACATACCAGATCGACCCCGTCGGCCCGAAGGGTAAGCGCCTGACCAAGACCGAGCAGATCCGCGCGTGCGGGAACTCGGTGTGTCCGCCGGTAGCTCGCGCGCTCGTCGAAGCCCAGTTCGCGCCGCAGCGCACCGTGGCTGCGTGAAAGCTCGCGCGCGCCGATCGGGGTTCTGAGCCAGGTGAGGATCGACTTCGTCGTGTACGCACAGTTCATGGCGCGCTGGACGCGCGCTGAGCAGGCTCGGCTTGCCGAGCTCGAGCGCGGTCACACGCTTACGCAGTGTCCTTTCGTGGACGCGATCCTGTCCGGCGTGATCACGGATCCGCTTCAGGCGAGCGCCATCAAGATGCGCGAGGATCGGATCGCCGCTGATGCGAGCCACGGGAGCGCCATCGAGCGCTATACGTACCGTGGTGGTCGGCTCCAGGTCTCGCCCGACAGCGTGCTGTGGGGCGAACTTGTAGTGGCCGGGACGATCTAGAGCCACTAGGACATCTAGGTGCGCGCCCGCATTCGAGGTTTGCGCAGGAAGTGGCAGTAGCCCGGCGCGGTTCAGGGTCTGGCCCGTGCTCGGAAACCGCCGCTCCTTCGTCCGCTCCCCGGACGCGCGCTACGGTGACCGGCTGTGACCAGGGACGACGCATGACCATGCCCCCGGCGCGTATCCCAGCCATCCCGACGACGTACAACGGGGTCAACTTCCGATCACGGCTCGAGAGCCGCTGGGCCGCGTTCTTCGACCTGGTGGGATGGCGCTGGTCATACGAGCCGCTCGACCTCCCTGGTCGCATCCCAGACTTCGTCATGCACTTCGTCGACCCGACGATCATCGAGTGCAAGCCGGCGTTCTCGGTGTCCGAGCTCGCCGAGCAACGGCGGGCGATGGTTCGGTCGGCGGCGGGCTGGTTGACCGTCGAGGCCGAGCGCGAGCTCCGTCAGCTTGACCGAGCCCCCTATCGCGAGGGCGATCTCACCAGGATCGACGCGCTCGTGGAGCACCTGAGCGCCGTCCGCGACCGTGGCGAGAACCCCCGCACGGGGCGGCGGGCGCTGGTTGTCGGTTCCCGCTTGTTTTCGACCGGTCCGGGTGACGAGTTCATCTCGCCCGACGGCGAGTGCGTGTTCGCGCGTTGTCACGGTTCGGACGGTCACGTAGCTCTCATGCTTCACACCAGGACCTGCATCGCCTGTGGGCGCGATGTCGATTTCGCCCGCCGACATCACGATGTCCCGCGTGACGTGAACGCGTGGTGGACCGAGGCAGGTAACAAGGTGCAGTGGAAGCCCTCGTGAACGAGATCGCCCACAGCCCAGACATCGGGGCGGCGATGGGGTTCTTGCGCTCCTGGATCCCAGGAGGGCCGTGGAGCCTTGGCGCGATCGATCCCGATGATCGCCAGGGCCTTGCTTGGATCACTACCGAGAGCGAGGTCGAGGCCGAACGGTTCCTCGTCGAGCAGTCGGCGCTCCGGCGCGGGATCTACTACCAGCCGAACGTGTGCCGAGACGACCTCGGTCCACGCCGTGCGAAGAAGGAGCACGTCGCGGTCGCGCTCTGTCTCCACGCCGATGTGGACCCGCCGGCTGTCGCGTCCGCGGCCGAGCTTGCCGCGTGGCAGGTGACGACGATGGAGCGGCTCGCCGACGGTGAGCACTGGCGCGCGAGCGAGCTTCCGGCGCCGACCGCGATCGTGTTCTCTGGCTCCGGCTTCCAGCTGCTATGGCGGCTGGCAGAGCCGGTGCTGCTCTGGTCCGACACGAACGGAAGCACGGAGCAAGACCCCGCGCTCGTCGACTCGGTCGAGGGCCGCTGCTACTCCATCATCCGGCGCGTGGACCCGTCGCACGTTGGGACGCACAACGTCGATCGGCTTCTCCGTCTGCCAGGGACGCTCAACTGGCCGAACGAGAAGAAGCGCGCGAACGGGCGCACGATCCCGGAGCTCGCGGCGGTCGAGTGGATCGGCAACGACCACACGCTCGAAGCGTTCCCGTACGAGCAGCCGCCCGAGTCAGCCGAGGCAGCTCCACGCTCCGAGGGCGCGGCTGCGCTCGCCCGTGAAGGCCGGGTAGCACCGGCCGCGCTCGCGGCCGCGCTTCCGCCGTGGCTGCACGAGGCTGTGGTCGAGGGTCCCGAGAAGGGCGCAGACCGGAGCAAGGCCGCGTTCGCGGCCATCTGCGGGCTGATCCGTTGCGTCGACGACGACACGATCGAGGCGATTCTCGGCGACCCTGCATTCGCCGTGAGCGGGCACTTCCTAGATCAAGCTGACGTCGAGCGAGCGATCGGTCGCGCGATCGATGCCGCGCACCTGGAAGTGGACGTAAAGATTGCACAAGGGCGACGGCTACTGGAGGCCATGCAGCGCGAGCTCGCCCGGCGCGCGCCGGTCCTCGCGGTCCCGGTCACGCCCCCTCCGGCGCCCTCGCCTCCGCCACTGGTTCTGGAACTCGAGGTCGCGCCTCCGAACCCGCTCGCGTTCGTGTTGCCCTCGCCGAGCGAGCCCGCGTCCACAGGCGCTCCTTCGATCCCGACGACGATCGAGTTCGAGGCCGCGCTGCGATCCGTTCAACGTCGCCTGAGTCGCCGTGTGGATCCCGATGCGATCCAGGACGCCGAGTTGCTGAAGCGCGTTCTGGAAGGCGAGTTCCTGACGGCGGCAACGGACGCCGAGGACGATCGACAGGGCACGCTAGCGCGCGCCGTGCTCGCAGTCGCGCGCGCGGCTCCTCCGGGGGCGACCTCGGACCAGATCCATCGCCAGCTTCTCGCCAGCTCAGGAGCACTTGCGTGTGATCTGCCGGAGGTGATCCAAGAGGCTCTCGTGGTCGCCATCGAGCTCGGCCCGATTGGTCTGCCGGTTCGAAAGGAATCCGCGACCCTCGCGGCGCGCGCGAGCGATCCCGATGATTTCGACATCGAGCTGAGCGGTCCGCGTGCGGGGCGCCCCGCGAGCGCGAACCAGCGCAACGTGCGCCTCGCACTGCGCAAGCTCGGCGTCGAGCTCCGCTACAACGACTTCGCGCGCCAGGAGGAGATCGTTCGCGGCGGTCGCGTCGATGTCGTCGAAGATCCGCACGTGAAGGCGTTGCGCGCTGAGATGGAGTCCGCGCACGACTTCCGTCCCGGCAAGGACGACCTGTTCGACATGTGCGAGGTGATCGCGCGCGAGAATGCGTATCACCCTATCCGCGACTACCTGGCGTCGCTCCCCGAGGACGCGCCCGCTGGATCGCCCGCGAAGTTGACCGAGCGCTGGCTGATCGACTGTGCCGGCGCCGAGGACACCCCATATGTGCGCGCGGTCTCGCGCCTCGTGCTGGTCGCCGCGGTGCGGCGCGTGCGCCATCCGGGATGCAAGTTCGATGAGATGCTGGTCCTGGAGACGCCAATCCAGGGCAAGGACAAGTCCAAGGCTCTCGCCGCGCTCGCGGTTCGCGACGAGTGGTTCACCGACGATTTCAACTTCAAGAACGTCGACGACACCAAGAAGATGATGGAGACCACGACCGGTCGCTGGATCGTCGAGGCCGGCGAGCTAAAGGGCATGAACGAGGGTCGCTACAACGACCTCAAGGCGTACCTGTCCCGTCGCAAGGACGCCGCACGCGCCGCGTACGGACGAAAAACCACGACGGTGTTTCGCGAGTTCATCATCATCGGAACGACCAACGAGCAAAAGTACCTGCTCGATCCCACGGGCAACCGTCGAATCTGGCCGGTTCGTGTGGTGCGCTTCGACGTCCTCGCACTGCTCGCGATGCGCGATCAACTGTGGGCGGAGGCTTCGCGCCTGGAGCTCGAGCACCCCGAGCCGGAGTATATCCGGCTCGATCCCGAGCTCTATGCGGCGGCGGCCGAACAGCAGGCCGCGCGCGAGGTCGATGATCCGATCCGCGAACGCCTGGATCGGGTCCTCGCCGACATCACCGGGCGGATCCGTGTCGAGGACGCGTGGAAAATCGTTGGCTACGAAGACGAGATCCCAAACCGCAGGGACAGCATGGCGATCTCCTCTGCGATGCAGTCGCTCGGGTTCGCACAGAGGCGAATCACGCAGGCTGGGGATCGTGGGACCTGGTACCGCCGCGGCGCGACCGAAGAGGAGCGTGACCAGATCCTCGGCTTGACCGGCGGTGCCGCTGCGGGCTGGCGCGTCGGTCCAAAAGCAGGTGTCTATGGCGCGCGCCGATCCGGCCCATTGTCCGGTCCTGACCGGCGCGCGAACTAGGAAGCGCCGGTTCGAGCGGCAGGTTCGGGTTCCATGCCCGACCTCCCCGACGACGTAGTCGCGCTAAAGGAGCACATCCGGCGGCTCGAGAGCCGGCTCGAAGAAGCGCTGCGCGAGCGCGCCGAGTCCGATGAGATCCGAACCGCAGTCGCGGATTCGGCCGCGTCTGCAGCGGGAACGACGGTCCGCGCACTCGACGAACTCGTGGTCCTTCAGATCGTCGTGGACGCGGCCGTCGAATGGCGCAAGGCCGCCGCGCGCCGCAGCAGCGACGTGAACCAGGTCGAGTTCCGATCCAGGATCGTGAATCTGCGGGCCGTTGTCGACGGCTACCTCGCACGCACCGCGGTGCGTTCGTGAGCCAGCTTGACACGAGCCAGCTCGAGCAGTTCCCGGTCGTGTGGTTGACCAGGGACCTCGTCTTCGGCGTGCTCGACACCGAGGTCGATGTCTGGTGCGAGCGGCCGGCGCCACGTCATCTCGACGACGGGGACGTGCTCTGGGGGATGCCGCCCGAGGGCGAGCGAGTGGTGTTCGCGGCCGACGGTGTCGCGGATGACGAACCCGCATGCCTGGGGTCCTTGTCGCTCGAGGACGCCCTGCGGTTCGCAGGGCCGGGCGTGCCCGCGACCTCTCGTGAATGCCTCCGGGTCGGCCCGGCGCCGGCCAGGACCGCTGCTTGAGCGGAGCGACCGAGAACCTCGACGGCTCAAAGAGGGACTGGATCCACGGACCCGCGATCGCGGAGGGCGAGTGGCGCTACGGGTCCGTCTCGCAGGCGGAGAAGGCCGACGCGAACGGCAACCCGTCGAGCGGGTGCCTGCGTAAGTGGCACTTTGACAAGCGTAACGGGATCAAGGAAGGCCCGACGCCCGCGACCGAGCGCGGCGAGCGGTGCCACGGCGAGACCGCCCATTTCTTGCGCACCGGTGATCGCTCGCGGTTGACCCAGCTCTCGATGGCCGCGATCGGGAACCTCCCCGATCCCGGGCCGGATCTGCTCGTCGAGCACGACATCGTGCCGCGCATGCCGGATGGATCATCTGGGCTCGCGTTCGCGAAGCTACGCGCTGCCGGGGTCCCGTTCACAGGAGCGATCGATCTCATCCACGCGCGCCCCGAGAACCGCGGTGTGGCCGAGGTTCTCGAGACGATCGACGAGCCGAACGTGCTCAAGGTCATCGATCACAAGTTCCCGAGCAGTCTAGACAATGCGAAGTGGGGGTTCGATCTCCTCACCCGCACGATCCAGATGCCGGGCTACGCCACGTGGGCGTTCCTGGAGTTCCCGGACATCGAGCGCGTTCGGCTGTTCCACAACTACTCGCCGGTTCGCGGCCGAGCTCGCCTGTCGACCTGCATCGTCGACCGATCCCAGGTCGATCGCGAATGGAAGCGGGTCGAAGTGCTCGCGGTTTCGATGCGTGACGCCGCTCGCGAACATGACTCGAACAAGGTCGATGCCAACACGGATGCCTGCCATGCGTTCCACAAGAACTGCCCGGCACTCGAGCACTGCACCGCGCGTGCACGTCACTCCCTCTCGGCCGCTATCGGGCGCACGGCCGCCGACAGGTTCATCAACCGCCAACGCCTACCCGTGATCCAGACCTCTCTAGGAGCTCCGCAGAACATGTCCTCCCTCATCGACCAGCTCAAGGCCAAGTCCGCCGCGCTATCTGCCGCCCCCATTCCTGCACCCGTGCAGGCCGCGCCGGCAGTCGCTTCTCCGTCGACCTCCGTCGAGGCCGAGGTCGCACGCCTGACCGCAGAGGCGTCAGCGGCGCGCGGCGAAGTCGCGCCAGCGCCGGCTCTCACGCTGAGCGGACCGCAGCCCAGCGCGGACGCGATCGCATCCATGGCCGCGGCCCAGTTGCTCGGCCAGATCGAGTCCCTGGGCATCGGGTCCCCAACGCTCGGTGGCGAGCTCGCACGGCTGATCGGGATCGCACGCGGTTATCCGGTAGCCATCGGCTACGCGGGCTCCGGCGAACTGGCGGGCCACACGCTCATGGATCCGGCCGTGCTTCCAGCAGCGCTGATCCAGGTCGAGAACTATGTCGCGGCCAAGAACAAGGCGGCCGCCGAGACTGCCGCTGCCGACGCTGCCAAGGTCACGGCTGCGATCGTCACGCTTCGCGTCGTGCCTGCAACCGCCCCCGCGGGACCGTCCCCATCCGCGCTGCTGCCCCCCGATGCACCAGCGTCGACGCCGTCGCTGGCTTCGGTCAAGCCCGACGAGGACAAGACCAAGAACAAGCGCAAGAAGAAGGATGCGCCGGCGCCGGGCGTTCCGGCGAACACGGCGGCGCCGATGGCCACGCCCCAGACGGACGGCGGCAGCGCGATCGACTTCTACGTCGACTGCGTTCGCGACGGGGTCACGACAACGCCGTTCTGGCCCGTGGTCCATGACGTCATGACGTTCATGACCTCGGACTCGAACGCGCCCGACTACCGGTGTGCCGATCCCGATGGCAAGTACGGGTACGCGCGCTGGAAGGGGATCCTGGCTTCGTGCCTGCACGAGGCGCGCTCGAACGGAACGATCGTACCGGGCTCGTATTCGTTCGAGACCAACACGATGTCGATGGACATCGCGCAACTCGTCGTCGAAACCATGCGCGTGATCGTCGCCGAGTCTGGTGGCGCGTTCATCCGGGGGACGCGGTGAGCCGCCTCGATCACATCGTCGCGCGTCGGCGCGAGGACCCGCGCGCGCCTCGAGTGCAGTACACGCAGTCGAGCGCGCGCGGCTACCGGTTCTCGGTGAAGAACTGGACCTCGAAGTGGCACAAGCAGGGCTCGTCCTGGGGGCGCACGCGCGTCGCCGACCTCGCCGAGCGCCGCGCTGGTCGCGCACCCCAGCGCGTGCAGACCCCGAGCCCGAGCGCCGCGAAGATCGGCGCCGCTACCGAGCGCGCGATCGCTCGGATTCGCGCGATGCCGGCGCCCGAAGGCATGTCCCGCCAGGTCCGGCGCGCGCTCACTCGGCGTGCCGAGACCACCGCGCGCGCCGCCCTGTCTCGGGCGGGGGCGTAGCAAGATGCGGCTCGGCGGCGACAACCAGTTCGACACCTCGGAGCTCGAGCTCGCGGATGTCGACGACCTCGACGGCGCGCTCAACGTTGCGGTCGAGGTACTGGGGGAATACGGCGTCGAGCCCGATGGGCACACGAGGATCGAGCGACTCGCACGGTTCGTGGCCTTCAACCTGGGAGACGACGTTCGGGTCGTCACTGCGGGGCTCGTCTCTCTCGCCAAGTTCGAGTGGGAGGCCGAAGATGATTGGGGCGGACAGCCCATGCCGTGCCTGGGCGTGGTCGAGCGCGTCGGCTCGAAGATCGGCGTGCGCCGGATCGCCCTCCCACTCACGTCGAACGGGGCACGCAAGCTCGCAGCCGCGCTGATTCGCATCGCGCACATCGTCGACAACGACGGGGACTAGCCCGTGGCCGACGACTGGCGCCCCATCAACCCGAAGTTCACGAACGGGAACGGGATCCTAGGTCCACGCAGATTGCCCGTCGCATCGTCGCCCGATCTCACACGCGTTCTCGCACTTCCCAGGCGCGCCCCTGTGCGAGGGGGCACCGCGACCGCTCAGGCGCTCGTGGAGATCGGGATGCAACGCTACTCGCTTGGAGAGCGGACGTGCGCATGCCGAGCCATCGATCCCGAGCGGGCGCGCGCAGCTGACGAGGAGGGTCGGTCGCCGTGCGTGTCGCGCCTGCTCTGGCTGCAGGGCTGGCTGCTTCACGAGATCACGGTCGCGAACGGCGTTATCGCGAACGCTGCGGTAGGCGGCGGCAAGGGCCTCGTGAACATCCTGGCGCCGCTCGCACTCCGTGACTGCCCCGTCTGCCTACTACTGGTCCCGCCTTCCCTCCTCGACCAGATCACGACCGAGTACCAGCTCTACGCCGAGCACTTCCGCGTTCCGGGTCTCGTTGTTCATCTGCCTGGAAGGCAGACCTGGTCGCGACCGCCTCGCGGCGACGAACCGATGCTGCACGTGGTCGGCTACTCGAAGTTGAGCGGGATCGACAACTCGGAGCTCATCGAGCGCCTGCGGCCGGACGCGATCATCGCTGACGAGTGCGACGCGCTCGGGTCGCTCGAGAGCGCCCGCGTCCTTCGCTTCGCGCGGTTCATGATGGAGAACGAGCGCGTGCGGTTCTGCGGGTGGACGGGCTCGCTCACCGATAGGAAGCTGCTCGAGTTCGCCCATCTCTCGGCGTTCGCGCTGCGCGAGAACTCGCCGCTCCCTCTGGATCGCGAGGTGACCGAGGACTGGGGCCGGTGCATCGATGACTCGGTGAATCCTGCGCCCGCTGGCGCGTTGGCCAGGATGCTCGAGCCGAACGAGCATCAGTCGCAGATCCGCCAAGCGTTCCGCCGGCGGCTGTCTCAGACAGCAGGCTTCGTCCTCGTTGAGGGCGAGCAGGTGATCACGAACTCGAGCGGACGGGTCGAACTGGTCGTACGCGAAAAGGAATCCCCCCTGATCCCGGAGATCGTCGATGACGCGCTCAAGAAGGTCCGGGACTTCATTCGCCCCGATACCCTCGGCGGCAGCGACCAGGACGAGATCCTCGTGGACCCCCTCGAGCAAGCACGATGCGCGCGCGAGGTCGCGACCGGCGTGTTCTATCGCTGGATCTTCCCGCGTGGCGAGAAGCGCGAGGTGATCTACGAGTGGTACGAGGCACGGAAATCGTGGAACTCCGAGCTCCGGCACAAGATGCTACGTGGCGAGGTCAACCTCGACTCGCCAAAGCTATGCGAGAACGCCGCGCGCCGCGCGTGGGGTGATGCTCCCAAGGACGCGAACCTGCCCGAGTGGGAGGCAGAGTGCTGGCCGCGCTGGCGCGACATCTCCCCCCAGGTCGAGCCCAAGACCGAGGCGGTCCGACTGCACCCGTTCCTGGCCGAGGACGCGGCGCGGTGGGGGCTCGAGCACAGCGGCCAAGGCAACGCGGGGATCATCTGGTACACGATGGTCGAGCTGGCGCAGTGGATCGCCGAGCTCTCCGGTCATGCCCTGCCCGTGCACGGCGGAGGCCCCAACGCCGGCAAGGCGATCGCGCGCGAGGACGGATCACGGACGATCATCGCCTCGATCAAGTCGCACGGTCGCGGTCGCGACAGGCTCCAGTACTCGTTCGCGCGCCAGCTCCTGGTGAACATGCCGTCATCCGACCGCGTGATCACCCAGTTGCTGGGCCGACTACACCGTCGCGGCCAGCCCAAGCCGCTGGTGGACACGGAGGCGTATCTGCACACGGACGAGCTCCGGTCCTCCATGCGGCAGGCGCTGCGTCGCGGCGAGTACGTAGAGGAGATCACCGGCGAGAAACGGAAGCTTCTGTCTGCCTGGACCGGTGATCTCGACGATTGAAAGCGACCACGCGAGCTCCGGGTTCTGGTCTCGCTCTCAACGAGCAGGAGAACGAAGAACATGGGTAAGTACGGACACATTCTCAAGGGCATCAAGGACTCCAAGCCGATGGGGGGGTTCATCGACAAGTTCCCCGAAGGTACCTACCTCCTAGCGCTCAAGCGCTACGAGCCGGTTCAATCGGCCAAGAGCAAGAACGACTGGCGCATCGAGTCCGAGTGGCTCGTGATCGAGTCGTCGCTTCCCGAGTTCCTCGGCAAGACGCGCGGCTGGCCATGGTTCATCAACTCGCGGACGAGCGAGCACTCGGCCGAGTACGAGCAGGACCGCGCGAACCAGTTCCTCAGCGAGGCCATGAAGACGTTCACGTCCGATGGCGACGTCGCGGCACTTGTTGCGTTCGCGCAGCAGGTCTCCGGGCCTGGAGCACCGTTCGATCAGGACTCGTTCGCCGAGCTCCTGTCCGACGCGTCCCAGCCGCTTCGCGGGATGAAAATCCGCCTCGACGTCACCGAGCGCGCGGCGAAGGATAACCCGGCGAAGAAGTACCAGAACGCGAAGTGGACCGCGGTCTCGCAAACCCTTACCGAGGTCGCCGCGTACGGCAGTCAGATGGCCATGTTCGAGGCCAAGAACGCGCACCCGAACGCGCCGAACGCCGCGGCGTCGGCCCCGCGCGCCTCCGGGGTCGCTGCACCTGTTCCGCTCACGCTAGGAACCGCGTCGGCGCCGTTGGCGCTCAGTGGTGCGCCGACGCTCACGATCCCCGGAGCTCGCTAGTTGTGCTGACCACGATCAGCACCGCGTTGGACATCGCCGCGTTCGTGTTTGTGGCCATGCTGCTCACGTTCACGTTGCGGACGCCGTCTGTGCGCTCCGGCCCGATCATCACGATGTTGATGACCGTGATCACCGCCATCGTGATCGGCGCGTTCGCATTGCTTGCGGGGTGCAGTAACGCGAGCACGAACTCGCCGCTCATCTGGCGGACGCCACTTCCTGATGGCGACCAGGTATGCCGCTGGGACGATTCACGGACACGCGCCGGCTGCATCGCGGAGGGTCGCGTGTTCCTGTGCGCGCGCACGTCAGGCGCCTTCGTCGACTGCATGGAGGTGGCACGCCCTCTCGAGGATACGCCGGCAGATGGAAGCGCGAAGGGTGGTCACCCGTGAGTGTGCGCGCCGAGTTCCAGACCCACCTCCTGAACGAGCGCGGGCTCGCCGCCGCGAGCGCGATTGGCCAGGTGTTCTCGGACGCGCTCGACAAGATCGAGGCGCTCGTCCCCTCGGGCCGCGAGCGCGCGCTCGTCACTACCAAGTTGCAGGAGGCGGCTTTCTTTGCCAAGCGCGCGATCGCGGTCGACCCCGCGAACCAGATCAAGGACGAGTCGTGATCAAGCTCGTCATCGCCGCAGCCCTCGTGCTGTCCGGGTGCAGGCACGCCGTGCCGCGCGAGTGGCGCGGCATTCCAGCGGGCCAGCGCTCGTGCTCGTGGCAAGACCACCGGGGTACCTGCGTCACGGACAGTCGCGCGTACCTGTGCATCGACGACTGGCAGGAGAACCTGGTCGCGTGCGCGCCGATCGTCTCGCCGCCGTTGCCGCCCCCATCCTCACCACCGGCGGAACAGCCGTGACCGCGCGTCTACCGGTCATCGGCTCGACCGCGAAGTCGACCGCGTTCGTGAGCGAGCGCCTCGACGGGCTCAATGGAACGTACCTGTTCCTCGACGGGAACGACAAGATCACCGCGGGCAACGGGACACCCGGCGAGCCGAAGGCGAACGCGTTATCGCTCGTCCAGATCCAGGACTGTCCGGGCTCGACAGAGACGTGCCGCAAGAGCTGCTACGTTCATCCGCTCCAGAGCGCGCAGCCGGATCTACACGCACTCTATACGCACAACAGCACCGAGATCCGGCGCATCCTCGCGGACAAGCACCTCGCCGACGACTGGTCGAGGCGCCTCGCGAGCTGGATCTCGGCGAACGCTAGCGCGGGCTTTCGCTGGCATGTGAGCGGCGACGTGTTCTCGCTCGAGTACGCCGAGTGGATCGCGGACGTGTGCCGCGAGAGCGCGAGCGTGCGCTCGTGGATCTACACGCGCTCGTTCCAATTCCTCGAGCCGCTTGTCGAAGTGTCCACCACTCGCGGCGGCAACCTCGCGCTTAACCTGTCGGCGGACCAGGACAATTACCTCAACGCGTTCCAGGCGGTGGCGGCGCATCGCGTCCTCGGCCAATCCGTGCTGCGGATCTGCTACCTCACGACGGATGGCGAGATCCCGTTGTCGCTGCCGTTCGACTCGGTCGTGTTCCCGGACTACGCGCTGCGTCCGCGCCAGCACGCGACCCTCGCCGATAGCGAGTGGTGGCAGGGGCTCGAGCCGCGCCAACGCGCGATGGTCTGTCCGGTCGATGCGCACGGCAAGGCAGAGAAGCGGCGCTGTGGGCCCTGTCGTAAGTGCATGGACTAGCCCATGGCGCAACCGATCACACCAGCCCAGGCGCACAATGCGTGCCTCGAAACCGCGTACGTGAGCCACGTCGAGCGCGTGAACACGTTCCTGCGCAACACCCCGCCGAACACCGTAGGAGCGCGCTGGTTCTCCGTCGATGGGATCGCCTACAGCCATCTCTGGCGTCTGCAGCGCGAGTTCCAGGCCGCCGGTTGGACGGTCCGGCACATAGCGGACAGCGCGTCGTTCGTGTTCGAGGGGACCTAGCGTGGCGCGCGACGCAGCCCGTATCCCCGATGTCATTGACGCACTTCGCGAGTATTGGCTCGCGAACCCGGATCTGCGCCTGTGCCAGGTCATCGGCAACCTCGTCAACGACGTGTGCGCGACCAAGCTCGGGCTCCAACGCGAGGTCCCGGACATGTCCTTGCGCGCGTACAACATCGAGGAGGGCGCGGTTCTCTCGTGGCTCGTGGCCCAACTCGGAGACGAATGCGATCGTTGCGGCGGCGCGCTCGCGTCGAACAGGCGCCAGACCGGTCAGCCGCTCTGGTGTTACCCGTGCCGCCCGATGATCGACCGATGAAGGTCTCGTTCGAGTTCGAGCTCGCGGGCACGGAGCTGACCCCGTACTACGGAGTCGTCGCCGAGTCCGATGGCAAGGTGCGCGCCAGCGGACGCTCGCGCAAGAACATCGCAAGCGCGTTCGATCTCGTGATCGCCGAACTCGTGGGCCGGAACGAGCCCGAGGACCGGTTGCTCGTCGTGTACGTGACCGCGCTGCGCAAGCAACTACCATCGGCGGCGGTGCCCTCGTGACCTTCCTCGTGACCTTCGGCGAGATCTGCGCCGCGCGCGACGATGCTCTTGCACGTTGGTCCACCTGGTGTGCGATCCAGCTCGTGCTGGCGGGCACTGCGCTGCCACACATTCGGCTCTGGCCATGCGGGTTCCTGCCTGGTATGGGTCAGGTTCACGACGCTTTGCTCGGGGAGGTTTCGCACTTTGGCCGACTCGAGATCGCCGAGATCCGTCGACGACAGGGATGGACATGAGCCTCATCGGTCGCGCCGCCAGGTTCCTGGCGAAGGAACTCGCCGCCGGCGTCGTGCAGGAGTTCGGCAAGGAGCTCGGTCGACACATCGGCGACGCGCTCGGGACCGTCGCGGGTCGCCAGATCGATCCCGAACACGAGCGCGACGACAAGAAGCGCGAGGGTGCGAACGATGGCGAAACTGACGGGATCAAACCATGACACACCTGCGCTGGCTCGTGGATCGTTTGGTGTCTCGGGTGTGGTTCTGGCGCCATCACATCGAGGCCGTGATGCCGACCGACCAGGTTGGTCAGTACATGGCCGAGTGCTCGTGCGGTGGCGGGGTGCAGTTCGTGGCGCACTGGTCGCACGCGTCCGTGATCACGGTCTCGACGTGCGCGCTCGGCTCATGGTTGATGTGCCGCGGTCACGGTGTCGCGTTGTCACCCGCACGCATCGATCGATCGAGCGCTGAAAGCGCTCGCCCGATCTCGCGGTTCCTCGTCGAGTGCAGCTCGACCGCGTCGCCTCGTTTAGTACGACCGCGCTTGCGTTCGACCTCGAGACCCACGTAGTACAGCCAGGGCTTCTAGTCCCGCCTGTCGTGTGCGGGTCGGCGGCGTGGCTCGAACCCGGACCGACGATCGCGGGTGCCCTCCTGGCCAAACAAGACGCGCTCGAGGCGTTCGCGAACGCGATCGAGGACCCGAACGTCGTCATCGTGGGCGCGAATATCGCCTACGACCTCGCGTGCTGTGTCGTCGAGCTCGCTCGGCTGGGCGTCGACGCGATACCTCAGGTGTTCGGCGCGCTCGAGGACGGCCGCGTGTTCGACGTGCAGATTGCCGAGGCGCTCAACGCGATCGCGTGCGGTCACCTTGGCAAGGATCCAAGGACGATGCAGCCGATCGTCACGCCGGGCACGAAGAAGCGTGGCCGGTACTCACTCTCGACCTGCGTCCTTCACGTGCTAGGACGCAGCGACGCGAAGGCGAACGACGAGTGGCGACTGCGCTACGCCGAGCTCGAGCACGTGCCGATCGCGGACTGGCCTACGGCCGCGCGCGACTACCCCATCGACGACGCGAAGAACACGCTTGAGGTCGGGCTAGCTCAGACAGGGCAGTTGCCGAAGGTCTATTCTAAGCACTCGTTCGTCGACGTCGAAGGGCCCGAGAACCAGATCACGAGCGCGTGCCAGAACTGCGGCTCGACTCGGCACGCGATCGAATGCGTCGGTCGCGGGCCACACGCCAATCTCGTCGACCACGCGCGCCAGGTCCATACCGCGTTCTGTCTCCACCTCGGCGCGATGTGGGGGTTCCATGTCGATCAGGACGCGGTCGACATCATCGAGCGTCACGCGATCCGTGATCGCGACAACGGTGTGACCCCGTTCCGCGAGGCCGGGATCGTGCGCGAGGACGGATCCGAGGACCAGTCGCTCCTCAAGAAACTTGTCCTGCTCGCATACGCACCGGACAGCGCCCCGTGCCCGTGCTGTGCCGGGACCGGCAGGATCCCCAGCCCGACGCAGAAACCCCTCCGGTGCCCGGCCTGTCGAGGCCGCTGCCAGCCCTGGAAGGGCGGCGGCAAGATCAAGGAGCCGACGGTCGAGTACTGCGCTACGTGCGCGACCGAGCAGTGCCCCACGGGATCGGGAAAGGTCCCCCACCCGAGGCCCGAGTTGATCGGCTGTGTCCTGCCCGAGAAGGTCAAGACCTGCGACGGAACCGGGTACGCGCTGACCGAGAGCGTTCCCAAGACGAACACCGGCGGCGTGGGCAAGGGCCGCAGCGTGCTGCACGAGTCCGGGGACGAGTTCCTGATGCGGCTCGGCGACTACAAGAAAAACGCGAAGGTCCTGCGCGTATACGTGCCGTACTTGCGCGGCGTCTTGATCGAGGACGACGAACACGGGGACGGCGCCGCCGTGGCTCCCGTAGAGGAACCGGAGGAGGCCAGCGATGCTGAGTGACTTAGATAGCGAGTGCCCGAACGACTGCTGGTGCCGCTTTGTGCGCGTGGACGGTGTTCCCATCGAGATCGAGGAAGACAAACCGTTCACGGACCCTCGCTCGATCGCGTGCCCCGAAGCGGCCTGTGTGGGTACGCTTCGCTCCGGCGGACGCAACGTTCCCAACACACTCACGTTCCTGATCTGCGACGTGTGCGCGTGCGCGTATGTCGCCGAGGACCGGCCGGGGATCTCGACGTGACGCGCACGGTCCCGCTCACGCTGCGGCCGAACGTGATCGTCGATACCGGACGCGTCTCGTATGACGGCGTGGTCCAGCTGTTCCCACGCAAGGGTGGCTATCGGGATCGCCAGAGCAAGGAGTGGGTCCCGTCGCTGCGCGAGTGTATCGTCGCTCGTCCCGGCTACGTGTTCTCGAGCGAGGACTACACGGCCGGCGAACTGTTCACGCATGCACAGTCGTGCCTGTGGTTGCTCGGGTACTCCGATCTCGCCAAGACCCTACTCGCGGGCATCAATCCGCACGCCGAGCTCGCGTCGCGCGTGCTCGGGATCGCCTACGAGCAGTTCGACAAGAAGATCAAGCAGCACGCCGACACGCGCCAGGCCGCCAAGCCCGTCGTGTTCGGCAAGCCGGGAGGCATGGGTGACGCGAAGATGGTCATCCAGCAGCGCTCGCAAGGCCCGGACACGCCGTGCCCCGACGGGCCGTCCGAGGTCGACGACGGTAACGGCGACAAGGTCCCCGGCTATACGGGGTTGCGGTTCTGCGTTCTGATGAACGGTGCGCGCCGGTGTGGCGAGCACCCGGACGGCCGGCCGAACCGGACCACGCGCTGGGGCGGCAAGTACTCGAAGCCGATCGCGCCGACGTGCGTAGCGTGTCTTGAGTGCGCGGCCCAGATCAGCCGGATCTGGAAGGACTCGGGTCGAGAGAACCAGCCCTACTTCAACCTCGTCGAGGAATTCGGCGAGTACGGCATGACCATCACGCCGGACATGATCGCGCGCTGGCCGTGGATCGGCGAGTGGTACGAGCCCGGCCAGCAGTTGGCGCCTGGCCAGGTGATGCAGCACTGGTCGGGGAGGCTTCGCGGCGGCCTCGATTTCTGCGACATGGCGAACGGGTTCTTTCAGGCGCTGCTCGCGGACGCGACGAAGTCCGCGCTGCGCCGCATCGTGCGCGAGTGCTACGTCCACACGATTGTTCCCGAGTTCGCGCACGAGAACTCGCGGCGCTCGCAGTTCGCAGGCTGTCCGTCACCGTTACTGGGTTCGCGCGCGATCGGGTTCTTCCATGATGAACTCTTTATGGAGCATCCCGAGTCGATCGCACACGAGGCCGCGACGCGCGTGTCCGAGATCATGGTCGAGGAGCTCGTGTGGATCTGCCCCGACGTCGGGCCGAAGGTATCCGCGGAACCGACGCTGATGCGCCGCTGGAGCAAGAGCGCGGAGAAGGTCACGGACGCCAACGGGCGCCTGATCCCGTGGGAGCCGCGGATCGCGGCGTAGCGAAAGCGCAAGAACGAGTTCGCGGTTGCGGGCCGCATGAGCCAGAAGACGACCACGACCTGCGACCACTGCAAGGCACACACGGGCACGTACGTGACCGCGTTCGGAAACTCGACCAGTTTGATATCCGAGACGCGGCACTACTGCGAGATGTGCTGGAATGGGTTCGCGGCCGCGATTGCGCTCGGTCCCGACGACGCACTGACTCGCGCACTGCACAAGCTAGAGTCCGCCGAGCGCGACTGCCGTACGGCCGAGACTTCGGCCACAACCGAGAAGGCTCGGGTCGAGTATCTGTCGAAAGAGGGTGCGGCAGCGGCCCAGCGTGCGTCCGTGGCCGAGCGGCGCGTTGCCGAGCTCGAGGCACGTTTCAAGGACGCGTGCGCAGCGCAGGGGCAGCTTCAGGGTCAGCTGCAGACCTTCGAGCTTGCGGCGCGCACCGTGTCGAGTGCCGCCGATCAGCTCCTGGTCGAGATGCGCGGGAAGGACCGGCGCCGTTACCAGGACCTCATTGACGGACTCGCGGAAGCGATCGACAAGTGGTCCGAAGTCGTGGGCGCGGAGGGCGTCCAGTGATCCTCGTCAGGCTCGCCGCCGCCGCCGCGTTCGCGATCCTGATCGCACTCGCCGCCCCTTTCCCGTCGCCGACAGCGGACCGCGTTCGTGCGCTGCCCGACACGGCGCTCACGAGCGAGGCGGCGGACGAGAACGTCGCCGCGGCGCGGATCGCGGGCATGCTCACGGGTGAGCGGCCCGAGATCCTGCTCGCGCTCGCATGGCACGAGTCGCGCTTCATCTCGAACGCGGTCTCACGGGAGGCGAACGGCCTGGTTAGCTGCGGAATCGCGACCCCAGAACCACAGGCCAAGTGCGAGGACGAGCCGCTCGTGATCCAGTACCAGCGCGGCGCCGAGCACCTCGCGGGCTGGCGGCGCGCACTCGGCGATCGAGCGCTGTTTGGATACGCGGGTGGGTACCGACTCAACAAGGCGTGCCTCGCCGGCTCGACGGTGCGCGGGTGCACTTTCCCGGCGTGGATGGAGTCGCTCGCGAACCGGATCGCGGGTCTCTGAAAAGCGGACCTGTCAGCGCGCGGGTTCGGGTGCTCGATGTTCCACAAGGTATCGGATATCGAGGCGAAGCCGCTGCCGGCCAAACAGTTCAACGTCAGCACGTCGGGCGGCTGGTTCGCGCCAAGCAGCTCGGGCAAGCAGACGTCCACCTCCACGGTTGGGCACACGACCTGGCGCTGCAACAACTGCCGCGCGCTCGCGGTAGGACCGATCGGGTGTGCGCCACCGACCGAGTGCGGGAAATGCCACAGCAAGGGAGGTGCCGGGTGAAGTCCAAGCTATCGAAGTCACAGGTTCGCAAACAGGCCGTGTTCATCTGCCAGACCGCGGCGATTAACCCCGTAGCATACCACGGCGAGTTCTACGACCGTGTCGTCGATACGTTTGGGCTCTCCAAGCCAGCTCGGCACCTCGCGGTCGCGGCTTGGGTTGCCGTCGTACACGGGAGTTCTTGGACGATCGAGACCGACGGCGAGGCGGCGGCCTTGCTCGCTACCGGATGGTCGCCCGGGGTAGCGATTAAGCGGAGGCGTAGCGAGTGAACGCGGTCGTCCCACTCCGGGGTTCGACCGTTCGATGATCAGAATTCAAGCACTCCTCGTGTTCGCACTCGTGACCACCCTCGCGTGCGAACGCGGCCCACTCCAGTCCGCGGACTCGGCCGAACTGGTCACCGGCGCTCTCGGGAATTGTGCTGTCCCGGCGGCAATTCCCGACGACGGTTTCGATGACCTGGGTGCGATCCAGGCCGCGCTCGACGGCCAAGGCTGCGCCGAGCTCGGAACCGGCCGATACGACATCTTCACGCCATCCGAGCCCAAGACGGGGCGCCGACCGATCGCGATGCTGGTCGTGTCGTCAGGAGAGCGCCTCTCCGGCGCAGGTCCCGGGACCACGCTTGCGTTCTCGGGTTCCGCGCAGCTCGCGGACTGGTACGGCGTCGAGGTGACCGGCTCGGGCGCCGAGATCGAGGACCTCACCATCGACTCGACCGAGGTCACTGGCGCGTCCGAGCAGACGCACGCGGTGCAGGTGACCGGGCCCGCGACCGCCGTCTCCGTGCGCAGCGTGTGGTTCGATCATGCGCCGGCGCCGAACGGCGGCGACTGCATCAAGGTGGTGGGCTACCCGGCCACGGAGGTCGTCGGTCTAGATCTCGAGCACGACGAGTTCATGCACTGTCCGCGCTCCGGCGTGGACGTCCACTCCGGCCTTCACGGCCTGCGCCTCACCGATAGCGGGTTCTACGGCGTGGCCAAGGTCGACATCACGAGCGAGGACGGCTCCGACAAGTCGGGGTGGGTGATCGCGAACAATGTGATGACCGAAGTCGGGATCGGTGACGCGATCGACCTCGAGTACGTCGACGGTGTCACGATCGCGAACAACACGATGCTGGGACGCGGCTTTTTCGCGTTCGACACGTCGCATCTGTCGTTCACCGGGAACTACGTAGCCGAGACCGCGGGCACCGCCTCCGGGGGCGTCGTGTACCTCGAACGTAACGTCACCGACGCGGTGCTGACCGGTAACGTGATCCTCCGCGGACCAGGCGCGCCGGCCGGTCCTGCGGTCGAGCTCGCGGCCGACAACGGGGGCTGGCCCCAGCGCGTGAGCCTCTACGCGAACCAGGTCTATCAAGGCGGTGCGTCATCGGCGATCGTGATCGCGACCGGGATCGACATCACGGTCGCCGGCAACGACGTGTACCTCGCGGACAGCGACAGCACCGCAATGGGTATCTCGATCACCGGTGTGTCCGCTCGCTCGGACTCGATCGCGATCGCAAACAACCGCATCCGCGGCGTCTCGATCGCGGCCGCCCTTCGCATCTCGGGCTCGTACGACGGCCTCGGCGCAATCACCGCGACCGGTAACACCGCGCGCGGCGCGGCCACGGGCCTGCGCTGCGAAACCCCCAGCGGGATCGCCGGCCCCGTCGTCAGCACGGGCAACAACTGGCCGGCGAGCGGCTGCACGATCGCAACCGCGGGGCTGTAATGGACGCGTTCGCCCCTACCCTGCCCGAGCCCGTGCTCCTGACCTCGATCTGTCGCTGCGCGTCGCCGCACGAGCATGCGAGCCGAGCCGTGGACAACGCCACGAGCTCACACGCCTCCGAGATCGCGCACCAGCGCAGGGAAGCTGACGTCGTGCTCGCGACCGCGAACAAGCGCATCGCCGAGCTCCGCGCGAACACCCCAAACCCGGACGACTACGAGGTCGTGCGGTTCAACCGCGTCGGCGGTCATGTCGTGATGCAGGTCCGCTACCCGAGCTGCGCCAAGTGCGCGTTCGAGGGCCTGAAGACGATGGTGTTCCTGAACGTCGACGAGGCGAAGATCATGCGCTGGCGTCGGATCGATCCGCACTTCCGCAACGAGATCAAGACCACGCTCCTGGACGTGACCGGGAAGAACGCACCATCGCCGGCGGCGCGCTTCCCAGGTAACGACACCGGGTGGGCGGACGCGATCGAGTACGCGGAGCGCAAGCGCGCCGGGACTATCCGATGAACGGCGCTGCGATCTTCAGCCCGTGCGGGACCTGGCGCTTCCGCCTGACCCGCGAGTGGGATACGAGCGCGCCGCCTGCGGTGATCATCGGCGCGAACCCGTCCACGGCGACGGGCGAAGAGGATGACGCGACGATCCGACTCGAGACCAGTATCCTGAAGCGCTGGGGCTTCGGCTCGTATGTGAAGCTCAATGCGTACGCGTTCAAGGCCACGCTACGCGACGTGCCGTACGCAATCGCGATCGCGGCTTGGGGCGCGATCCCGAAGCTACCGTGCGTGAACATGATCTTGGCGGTCGCCCGACTGGCTGGTGTGGACCTACACGCATTCGGGATCAACCCGTCCGGCACGCCATGGCACCCGCTCTACAAGCCGATCGCGGCGCGGCCGGTGCTGTGGAAGGGGGCCGCGTCATGATGCCGTTTCGACACACGCTCTATATCCAGGCGCTGCTCGTGTGTGCGTACGCGGCCGGGATCCGCCAGAACGGCCGCGACTACACCGGGATCCCGTGGTGGGGTGATCTGCTGTTCGGGGTCGTACTGTTCGCGATCGCGATCGGGCTCGAGTGGCGTGCGCTCGGCAAGGCGAGACGATGAAGCGCGTACTCGAGCTTCCCGAGGGCTGGGTCACCCAGGAACTCTGGCTTGGCAAATCCGATTGCGTGGTCCTACACGCGCCCAACCTCGGGTACGTGACCATCGACTTCACCAGGCGCAATTTCGCTATCGGCTCGTCCGCGTATGTACCTTGGGTCAGCGAGACCAAGCGACTCAAGGGGCGCGGCTGGTTGCAGAAGTTAGTCGCGGACGCGGTCGCGACGCTGCGTAAGGCGTCGTGAGCCAGCGCGGCGCCGTGTTCACGATCTCGGTCCGGCTCGACGACGAGTCGCCGGACACCGCGACGCGGTTCGCGACCTGCGACAAGTGCGGTCAGGAGCTGACCGCGGCGATGCACGATCCCGTGTCGGTGATCAGTATCCCGAACCTGGAGAGAATGGTGGCTCGGGAACCAGCACGCGTCGTCGCGATCAGGAAGCTGGTCGACACCGCGTTCGAGCGGGCGCGCTCGACCCGGATGCCGATCGTTATCGACAGTGCGTACGAGGTCCGGCAACTCAACTCCGCCGGGCTCATGCAGGAAATCCTGCGCGAGCACGCGGTGAAGTGCTCGGTCCCCGTCGCGGGTTGAGGCCGCGATGCCCAAGCAAGACTGGACCGTGCTGCCCTACTCGTTCGCCCTCCCGTTCAGAGGTGAACGCATCGAGATCGTGTTCAACCAGGCCCGTGAGCTGCTCGCCGTGCACGAGGTCGCGTGACCGTACGCGACAAGTCCCTATCCGTCGCCGAGCTTCTCGAACTGGTCAGAGCACTCCCCGAGCCCACGCCGCGCGAACGTGAGCAGCAGGCGCTCTCGTTCGCGTACGGTAACCTGGCTGCCAGCACGAATCACAAGCCGTCGCGCGCCGCCTTTGCCAAGCTCGCGAGCGAGCGCTACGGCTGGTCGGAGTGGGCGGCGGACCTGACCTGGCCGGATCTCTGATGGGTCGCTCCATCCTCAAATTCGACACGCCAGCGGGTCCTCGCTACCTAGAGTGGTCATCTATCGTGGACGCGCCGATCACGTCCGGCATGACGCTCGCGATGTTCCGCCGCTACTACAAGGCCGAGTACGGGAACGAGGGCATGCGGACGCTCGATGAACGCCTCGCGCGCGCGAACAAGAACGGCACCAGCGCGTTCGGTTACGACGACGAGCCATCGCTTGAGTCCACGGTCCTGTGCAATCGCGCAGGCGCAGGCGAGTCACGTATGACCGTGCAGCAGATCGCGGACTGGTACTGCGTCAATCGCGACGATTACACCAGGGACCTTCCCGTCGGCGAGTGGCCGTACGAGGACGAGTAACCTCGATCGTCGTGGTCTGGCGAAAGCGCTGGCCCGCGCCCTGGGGTTCACGTGCTCGTGGCCGACACCAAGAGCGATGACACGACCGAGCGCGGATGGCTGATCGAACGCGGCGACTCGGAGGAATCGCGCCCGAGATACTGGGCCGGTCCCGGTAACTGGTGGACCTACGACTCGCTCCAGGCCGTGCGCTTCGCGCGCGCGGCCGACGCGCACCGGGTCGTGAAGCTGCTCACGACCGACGGGCCGGCGTATCGCGTGGCCGAGCACGTGTGGGGGCTCGCGCGATGAGGGCGCTCACCCTAATCCAGCCGATGTCTTGGGCGATCGTCTCGGGCACCAAGCGCATCGAGAACCGCCCAACGAACTTGCCGCGTGCGATGCGCAGCGGCGAGACCGTAGTCGTCGTTCACGCCGGCAAGAAGTGGAGCGACACGTACGCGAACGCGGTCGGCAGAATCATGGGCGTGACCGAGGTCGGGTTTGTCGAGGGCGGCGGACTCGTTGGGCTCATGTTGCTCACGGGCCGCGTGTTCGACCGACACGAGGACCCGTGGTTCTCCGGCCCGTACGGATACGAGATCAAGCGGGCGATCGCGTTCGACGAACCGATCCCGTGCCGCGGCCTGCAGGGGTTTTGGCCGGTCCCCGATAGCATCGTCTGGGACAAGCGTGTCCAGCGCGCAGTTCATGAGCTCTGCGAGACCGTGTGGCCGTGCCCGGTATGCCACTCGCCCGAGTTATGTGAGTCGAAGTGTCCGGTCGCGCCGTGGAACACGTGATGCGCTTCCTCGCGATCATCCCGCTCGCGCTGTTCGTCGTCGTGACCTCGGCGCTGGTCTGGGTCCTAGGGCTCGTCAGCACGCCCTATGGTGACCTCGACGGCTGGGACTGGTGGAAGTGACCTCGCGGCTGGCACCGATGCTCGTCGCGGGTCTCCGCGCGTGCGCCGCGTGGCCGAAGCGCCAGTCCGTGTACGACCCGAGCAACGTCACGTTCACGTTTAACGGCGTCGAGATCCAGGGATACCCTAGCGAGGGCTTCATCGGGGTCCAGCGCGGGTTCCAGCGCGTTGGTGACCTCGATCAGGCCGAGCGTGAGGGCCGGCAACGATTCACGTCCACGGTTGGGCGCCCCCAAAAGACCGGGCCGAGCTGTTAGCGTGGCTGTTCGACTCGTCGTCCGTCTACGCGTATCAGGCTCTGGTCGGCACCGCGGCGCACGGTTTCCACAGCGGGCTGGTTGACCGATGGGCCTGCACGTGCGTCGGCGCGACCTGGTGGGGTGACGAGCGCCGGTGCCTGTATTGCGGCGAGTCGCGTGCGACGAGTTGGCTGCGCTCGTTCAAGATCGATGGCCGGCACGCTATCACCGTCCAAGAGTATGACGAGAGCGCGTTCCTAAACGAGATCACGGCCGCGAAGGTGTACCTGGACGTTGGCGCGATCTCGGCCGACGAGGTCAGCGATTGGCAGTTCAAGGCCAGGTCCAAACCGAGCGCGGCCGGGAGTCGGTTCGACGCCTTGCAGGTCCGCGAGCTGCTCGACGTCGCTCTCGAGCTCGGCCGGCGCTGGCGCGCGCTCGCGGCGCGCCCGGTGTCGCGGCGCACATCCGCCTCGCGTTCGGCGCGACGCGCGCTTGAGGGTTGGTGCCGCGCGGCGCACACCGCACTTGTGCGCCGGTCCGTGGGCCTGACCGAACTCGTCGATGGGCAAAACGTGCCTGTGGACCTAACCATCGAGCTCGATCGGATGCTGACCGAGGGCGCGGCGTGATCGGGGCACCCGGGAGGGCGCCCTGCGGACACCGCGGCGAGCACCTGACCACGAACTACGTCCGGTGCATCGAGGGCTGCGAGGACCTGTCGAGCGGCGTCCCGCTAACCGCCAAGGACTCGACCACGCGCCCGATCTGTTCGCACTGTGGCTCCGGCGACGTCCTGGTCTACCGCGGGTTCACCGTCGAGGGTATGGACCTGTGGCACTGCAAGGGGTGCCTCAAGTCGTTCAAGGTCAAGACGCGCGCGAGTTGAGCAACCGCCGCGCGTCGCGGCCGATACAGGCGCGTGATCGTGCTCCCGCTAGAGTCCGTGCTCTGGATCGCCGCGCTCGCCGCGTGTGTACACGACACCCGAGCGCACTTCGACGGTGAGCTCGCACTCCTGGCCGAGCGGCTGCTCGGGCGGTGGAGACCGCGAGCACGGGCGTGAAAGCCGCCGGCGGCGGGGACGGGTTCGAGCGAGCATGGGTGAATTGAACTTCGTCGTGTTCGTCGGTGCGCACGGCACCGGCAAGATCTGGCTCGCGAATTACGTCCAGTCCGAGTTCGTGGACATCATCGATGACTGGGACCCGGTGCTCGAGCTTCGCAATCCACGGACACGGACGCCCGGACACAGGGTGGTCGCGTGCACGAATGTGCCGATCTCGATGTGGCCGACCGATATCTACGAACGCGTCCGCGCGCAAGGCAAGATCTACGTCGTGGCCGAGGTCTGAAAGCACACCTGCCACACGCGGGTTCTCGCTCCTGAATCAACCAGGAGCAGGATCATGAGTTGGAGCGTGTACGCGACCGGGCCCAAGGCCACGGTCATCGAATCGATCACCAATAACTTCGACACTCAGGCCGCGAACTACACCGGCGAGCGCGAGCGGGAGGGCAAGGACATCCTCGCCTGCAAGGAGCGCGTGCTCGCGTTGATCGAGGACCTCGACCTCGAGCCGAACGAGTACTCGCCCCAGGGCTACGAGGTCGCCATCTCGTGCCACGGCTCGCACTCGACGTCGTACACGCACAAGGGGCCGAACGACCCCGCGGACTCGAGCAAGCTGATGAGCGCGAGCTTCAACTGCGCGGTCGCGCGCAAGGCGATCCCACTCGTCGCCGACTGAAAGCGCGCGGGTACGCGAGCGGGTTCGGTCGCGATGAGCACCCAGCATCTGAACAACGCACTCGTCCTCGTCAATAACGACGCCAAGTGCGACCTGTCCCTGACCCCGAACGTCTTGGTCCCCGAGACGACGAATATCACGGTCTCGGACTTCACCCACGGCACGACCGAGTTTTTCATCGCCGGGCCGTCGGATCTGATCAAGATCCGGGACTGGCTCGATGCTCGGATCACCGAACTCGATCTCGGGCCGGAGTAGCTCGTGGGCGAGCTCCGCGTACTTCTCGAACATGCGCGCTGCGCGTTGTTCACGGGCGACTCGGCCGACCTCGGCCAGGTGCTGCCCGATAACTCCGTCGACGCGTTGCTGACCGACCCACCCTCGGCCATGAGCTTCATGGCCCGGAAGTGGGATTCGGATCGCGGCGGCCGCGATGAGTGGGTGAGGTGGCTCGCGCGCACGCTCGAGCCCTCCTACCGCGCGCTCAAACCGGGCGCGCACGGCGCGTGCTGGGCGATCCCGCGGACCTCGCACTGGGCCGCGCTCGCACTCGAGTTCGTCGGATTCGAGATCCGTGACGTGCACCACGACTTGCTCACGGTCGACGGCCTTGTCGACGCCTTCGTCGCGACGCTGGACGACACGCAGCGCGCCGCGTTCGATCGGCTGCTCTCGTCGCAGGTCGAGCCGATCGTCTATCACCTGTTTGGTCAAGGCTTCCCGAAGTCGCTCACGTCCGCGAGCGCGAACATCCCGAGCACGGAAGGGACCGCGCTCAAGCCTGCCGCCGAGCACTGGATCATCGTTCGGAAGCCGCTCGGCAAGCTGACGGTGGCCGAGTGCCGCGCGAAGTACGGGACCGGGACGCTCGGCATTGACGCGTGCCGTGGTGCGTCGGAGCACAGCGCTGATCGCGGCGACGACGAGCGCACATACGCGAACGATGATCGCGCGCTCCACGTGACACCGGGACCGCGCGGTGGCGCGGCCGCGGGACGATGGCCGGCACACCTGTCCCTGGATGAGGGCGTGGCCGAGATCCTCGACGCACAGGCTGGCGAGCTGCGCAGCGGCGCGTTAGCGGCTGGAACACCCCGCGGCGAGAACCAGATCTTCGGGAAGGCACCGGGGACCGCCGCGACCCTGACCGACATCAAGTCGTCGCGCGGCGGCGCGAGCCGGTACTTCTACGTACGCAAACCGACGCGCAAGGAGAAGGAGTTCGGCCTCGAGCACCTGGTGCCCCGCGGCGGCGGCGAAGCCACCGGCCGCCCCGAGGGCTCGGCCGGCACCAAGAACGCGCGCGCGGGCGCGGGCCGCACCGGCGGCGCACGCAATATTCATCCGACCGTCAAGAGCGTCGAACTGATGCGGTGGCTGATCGAACTCATCGCACCTAACAAGGACGCCACGGTGATCGATCCGTTCGCTGGATCGGGATCGACCGCGGTCGCCGCGCTCGAGTCCGGGCGCTCGTTCGTCGGCTGCGAACTCGGTGGCGACAACGGTGAGTACCTACCCGTGCTCGAGGGTCGCGTTCGCCACGCGCTCGGGCTGCCGGCGACGCTGTGACCTCGACCGAGCGAAGCCGGCGCCGGCGCGCGCTCATGACGCCGGCCCAGCGCACAGGGTACCAGTCCAAGTACGCGAAGAAGCGGCGCCTCGATCTCGTGAAGCTACTCTCGTTGGACGGCAGGTGTGCGCGGTGCGGAGAAGTGTTCGAGCACGAGCACCTGACCGTGAACCACGTCGACGGGATCGACTGGGATCACAACGAGGTCAACCAGCAGCGCCGCTACGCGCGGTACTGGCGCGAGCACGCGAGCGGCGTCCGGCTCAACGCGCTGTGTGGCGCGTGCAACAGCTCCGACGGGAACAGGTTCCGCGACCAGAACGAGATCGCCACCGACGAGATCCCATTCTAGGAATCGACCGCGACGTGAAAGCTCGCGAACCATCTCGGGGTTTTGCACCTCCGCATGGACAAGTCCCTCCCCAAGCCCGCGACCCGCGAGGCGATCCTCATCTCCGCCGGCCTCACGATCCCCACGCCGACGAAGCACAGGTTCGTCGATTCGCGGCTCTGTGAACTTCCCGGTCCCGGTGGTGGTCGAGCCATCGAGTTCATCTACGAGTGCCAGGAGACGTTGATGCAGCGTCGGTGGGGCACGACCTTCGTCCCCGGTGACGATCCGGGAGCGGAGGACAAGGACGCGAACTCGCCCACGAACGGGGCGCTGCCGTGACCGCGCGCGTCCAGCCCCACGCCCTTAACCCGTCGCCAGCCTCGGCGCACGTACTCATCTGCTACAAAAACTTCGCCGCGAACAAGGGCCTTAGCCACATCGGGCTCGGCGTCGCCGCGCTCAACACGTCGCGCACGCTGCGCTCGCTCGGGTATCGCGCCGACGTCGCTGCGGTCAAGTCCGCGGTCGATATCGAGGACCTGATCAAGGCCACCGACGCCGCAGCGCTCGCGCGCGGCGAACACCCGGTCTCGCACGTGGTGATCTCGGCGCCGTGGATCCCGACCCACGAGCTCCAGGGCCTGCTCATGCGGCACCCCGACGTCCACTTCGTCGTGGTCTCACACTCGAACGTCGGTTTTCTCATGGCCGATCCGAACGGGATCAAGCTCCTGCGCGACGGCATGGGGCTTTCGCTCGCACACCACAACTTCATCGTCGCGGGGAACTCGGAAAAGTTCGTGCGCGCGTGGACGGCGATGTACGGGCGCGGGATGCAATGGCTTCCGAATCTGTACGACTGCTCGACCATCAAGACGGTCGGCCAGCGTCCGCCCTATCACCCCGGCGCGCCGCTGCGCGTCGGCGTGTTCGGGGCCACGCGCCCGCTCAAGAACATGGTCACGAGCGTTGCCGCGTGTGTCGAGCTCGCGAGCGAGCTGCGGGCCGACGTCGAGGTGTGGATGAACACCGGTCGCGACGAGGGTGGAGGCACCGTGCGCAACGCGGTGAACCAGCTCGTGATCGGGCTCCCGACGGTGCGCATCGTCGAGAGCGGATGGCAGACCTGGCCGAGCTTCCGCTCGGTCGTCGCCAAGATGAACGCGCTCATCTCGCCGAGCTACACCGAATCCTTCAACATGGTCACCGCCGACGGAGCCGCGGAGGGCGTCGCCTCGGTCGTGTCCGAGGCGATCGACTGGGCGCCCAAGGACTGGGTCGCGAACTCCGACGACGTCGGCGACGTGGCGCGTGTGGTCCGGCGCCTGATCGTGGATCCCCACGCGGTTACCGAAGGTCAGACCGCGCTGCGCACGTACGTGTCCGCGGGCTCGAAGGAGTGGCGGGCGTACCTCGGCGGTGAGTCGTGAGCCTGCGCTCGCTCCTAGGCTGGGACGGGAACTCCCCGACCGCGCTCGGGATCTTGAACAAGATCCTGCGCCCGCTCGCCGGCCGCGCGACCGGGCACGAGACCGCGCGTGACGACACCTGGCACCCGTGGTGGCACGGTACGCATGCCGGTCGCTGGCACATCTTCGTCTCGCCCGACCAGCCGCTCCTCGCCCGCGCGCTCGGCGCGTTCGCGAACTGGGCGTTGTCCCAGAACGCGCCGGGGTCGTACGCTGGCGAGGATGATAAGCGCTGGGCGTACACGATCGAGACCGACGGCAACCCATACCTGACGCGGATCCTGTTCCCTCGCGTGTTCGGGTTCCGTCCGATGCTCCATCGCTTCCACCGCGCGGATCTCGACCGGCACATCCACAACCACCCGTGGGCCCTCGCCTTCTCGTTCATCCTGTGCGGCTCGTACGTCGAGACCAGGCTCGACGTCGAGGCCGACGCCCTGCTCCATCGGCTCGGTCGGCGCGCGGACCGCGACCCGACCATCACGCGTCGAGTGCGCTGGTTTAACGTCCTGACGGACGCGGACTACCACAAGGTCGACCGGCTCAACGGCGAGGTCTGGACCCTGTTCGTGACCGGGAAACGCATGCAGGATTGGGGCTTTCTCGTCGACGGCGAGCACGTGCCGTGGCGCGAATACTTCGCGAAGCGCGAAGGGATCGAGGACGCCAAGGACAAGGTCGAACAAGAGCGCTACGACCACAACAACGGGTGGTGCGAGGCCGACTGCAAGCTGTGCAGTCCGCAGCGCAAGGGCACCTGATGTTCGGCGCAGCCTTGTTCCCAGGATCCCATTCTAGGCCCACGGTCTCGCTCGAGGACCTCGACACGCCCGCGACCGACGGTGAGATCCGCGTCGAGACCGACGAAGGGCTTAGCAAGCGCGTGCTCTACGTCGCCGATCCCACGAACGAGATCCACACCGCGTACGGGCGCCAGCTCGACGAGGTCGCCGAGCGCCAGTTACACGACGCGGCCTGAAAGCGACCGTCGCCTCGTGCGGGTTCATGGCCGCTATGAAGCACGCCACCCTGCTCTGGATCGACCTCGAGACCACGGGCTTGAGTCCGTTCAACCACCAACTCCTCGAGGTCGCCGCGATCGCCACCGGCGATGACCTGGTCGAGCTCGGGCGCTTCCACGGGATCGTGGACACGGCGGTCAAGAAGCCTGCGAACAGCTGCGACAAGGCCGCGCTCGAGATGCACATCAGGTCGGGCCTCTGGAACGAGAGCATCACCTCGGGCTCGGACATCGCGGCGGTCGACAAGGGCCTGAGCGACTTCATCCACCATTACCGCTACAGGGACCTGACCGACGCCGAGGAATCGCGGCTGACGCCGGACGAGCGTAAGGCGCGGCTCGTCAACATGGCCGGGAACTCGGTCTGGTTCGACGCCTCGTTCGTCGAGCGGCAGCTGCCGCTGTCCAAGCAGCACTTCCACCACCGGGTGCTCGACGTCACGTCCCTGCACGAGTGCGCGCGCCGGTGGTGGCCCGAGGCGTACTGCCGACCGGCGGCGGTCCCGCATCGCGCGATGGCGGACATCGAGAGCTCGCTCGCGTGCGCGCGCCGGTATCGCGCCGAGATGAAGCCCTTCGCCACCTTCACCAATGGCGCGGTCGGGGCCGCCCTCACGAAGGGTCTCACGCTCGAGCCCGCGATGCCGCCCATCCCGAGCGACGCCATGTCCGGGCTGGTGTCGCTCGTGGTCATCCCCGCATCGTCACTCTCGAAGCCGCTACGGACCCCTGCGGTCGCGGCCGCGCTCGAGTGGATCAGGACGACGCTCGTCCCCGAGCAGGCCCCGGCGCTGGCCGTGGTCACGAACGAGAGCGAGGCGAGGCCGTGACCGCATCCGCCTTCTCGTTGATGTTCGCGGGCTTCGGTATCGCGCTCGGGATCGTGTTCACGATCTGCCTGATCGTGCTCGTGCTCGCCGCGGTGGTCGACGAGCTCAAGGACATGCCGAGGCTTCCGTTGATGGCCGCGATCTCGCTGCTGTTCGCGGTTGCCTTCTGGAGCCTCGCGTGGCCGGTGAACCCGTGACGGCGCAGGACGTGCTCTCGACCGGTCTCGCGGCGCTCGCGATCCTGTTCGCGATCTCGCTCATCGGGATCGGCGTCACGATCGCGTTCGCCATCACGGCTGACGACCAGGCGTACGCGCGGCTGCGTGAGTCCGCCGGCGTCTTCGTCGTGTTCATGGTCGCGAGCGCGCTCGGCCTCGCCGCGGCGCTGTGCGCGGACTGGTGGCTGCTCTCGTGAGGTCCGCGAGCCAGGTCGCGGAAGATCTCGACACGCAGCTCCGGGAGGGCGAGTACTACGCGCTCGAAGCCATAGAGCGCGCGGTCGAGGACGTCCGCGACGCCGAGTTCAAGCTCACCGAGCAGAGCCAGATCATCGCGCAGCTCGAGCGAGACCTTGCCGAGCGCGACGCCGAGATCCTGCGCGTGACCGAGGACAACAAGGCGCTGCGCGCCGAGGTCGCGGTCCTGCACGCGATACAGGACGATCGGATCAGGACCTCGTTCGCGGACCACCTCCTCGATGACGCCGCCGAGGAGCACTGGTGAGCGCGGTCCAGCGCCTACGCGAGCTCGTTGACGCGAACGAGCTAGGCTGGATCGACGACCGCGAGTGCGTGACCTGCGGCCAGATCTTAAACCTGCTCCCGGAGCTAGAACCGCGCGGCCTCTGTAACGCGTGCCTGGAGGAGCTGGCCGAACAGGTACCACTCGCGCTTGCCGAGCTCGAGGCCGAGGTCGCGCTCCTGACGCGCAAGAACGAGATCCTGCGTGACGAGCTCGATCAGGCTCGCGGCGGCGAGGTCCCGTCGACATGAGTATCCTCGACCTCCACCTAGGCTACACGGGTACACGTCGCGGTATGGATCCCGCACAGGGCGCGGCCGTCGAGCGACTCGTCGACGGCTTGATCGCACGCGGCTGGAACTTGACCGCACACCACGGAGACTGCGTCGGCGGCGACGCTGAGTTCCACGCGATCGCGATGGCGCGCGGGATCCCCGTCATCGTCCACCCACCGATCGACGACACCCTTCGCGCCGGCTGTATCGGCTGGACAGCGATTCGGTCTCCGCTCGGTCACCTCATGCGTAACCGTGCCATCGTCACCGAGTGCGCGAGCCTGATCGCTGCGCCCTACGAGCTCACGCATCAGTCTCGCGGCGGGACCTGGTACACGTTCGACTACGCCATCAAGAACAAGCGCGACGTTGTCCTGGTGCTTCGTGGCGGTGTGATTGAGCACCCGAATGGCGGCCTGTGACCCCCATCGGGCGACCCGCGCGCGCCGAGCTCCTCGCCGGTCGAGTCCTCGCGCTCGATCCTGGCGTCGAACACCCCGCGTGCGCGTGCTTCGTCAACGGCGTGCTGCAGGTGGCCGAGCGCGTGAAGGTGCCCAAGCACCGCGAGCTCGCGCGTCTCGATGAGGGCGAACGCTGCCGCCGGATCGCCGAGCTCGTGGAGGCGTGGGCCCTCGCGCGAGGGTGCCAGACCCTCGTCGCGTTCGTGTTCGAGCGCCCGCAGTGGTACCGGAACGATCGATCCAAGGGCGACCCGAACAAGCTCGCGTGCCTGGCCATGGTCGGGTCCGGCGTCGCGATGGCACTGCGCGCGCGCGTGGTCTCGCCTCAGCCGAGGGAGTGGAACTACGGCATCCCCAAGTCCGACATCGGGAACCCGTGGGACTCGCCGCGCGGGCTACTGATCAAGAGCCGTCTCAAGGACGAGGTCGTGCGCTGCGAGAGCACCCATGACGCCGTGGACGCCGCCGGAATCGGCTTGTGGCTGCTGGGCCGGCTCGATCGCGTGTTCCCAGGATCTACCTAAGCCGCGTTACGCCGCTTTTTCGTCCGCAACGTCGCCCGAGGTTGCGTCCGCGCCGCGATACCCGTACTCGGTACGAGCGAACTTCGCCAGCACGGGCGCGAGTGCCATCCGCGCGCGCGCCAGCCGCGTGTGGACCGTGTTCTTGGGGATGCCGAGGTCGCGCGCGATCTCCTCGCAGCCCTGGCCCCAGGCGTAGAAGCGCTTCACCACCTCGCGCTTGTCGTGGTCGAGCTCAGCGATCGCGGCGAGCACCTCGTCCCCGAACGGCTCCTTGTCGTCGACGCGCACCGGCTGCGTGACCGCGACGATGTCCGGCGATCGCGATTCACCAGCGTCCTGGTACTGGATCGCGAGCGCGGTATCGGTGCCGTGGGCAGCCGCGACCAGGTCCTCCCGCCGTTCGCGCGCGGCTCGGCGTCGCACGTTCCGGTGGTGGTACGTCTTCACGAATGTGTTGCAGACGATGCGGTACATCCATCCGCGCGCGGCGGCGATGGGGTCACCTTCGGGCACCCAGCGCGGCCACGCGCGGAAAGCCTTCGCGAACGCGTCCTGGACGACGTCCGCGGCTCGATCGGCGTCGCCATCACAGAGTCGTCGCGCGTAGGCGACGAGGTCCGGGCGCAGTGGTAGCACCAGCGTCTCGAAAGAGGGCGCGGCCGGCTCGACAAGCGCGCGGTCACCGAACTCGGCTGCGACCGCGGCCAGCATCGCCGCCGGCATCGCCGTAAGTCCGACGGCGCGCACGACCTCACCTGGCTCGAACACGCCGCCGCGGGTCGCAAGCCCCCACACGCGCGCCAGGTCGTTGCCGGACAGTTCGGCTAGGATCGCGGGGTCGTCGTCGCGAAACCGCGCCTCGACCTCGCGTCGCGTCGCGATCCCGGTCGCGACCTGCAGCTCGACGAGAGACGCCAGAAACGTGCGGGTTTCGCAGGACGCCGCCGCGCCCGCGCGCTCGATCCCGTCGCGAACCGTCGGCCACGCGTCGCCGGCGACCAGCCGCTCGACGCCGATGACCGCGATCGCGTCCGAGATCCAGAGTCGCCCGCTCGCTAGGCCGCGCGCCATCAGGCAGGCGGCGAGTTCGCGGTTCGCGACGAGGAACGTCGGGTCCGTGATCAGAGCGCGAGCGTGTCGCGTCAGATCCAGAATGCCGGCTTCGGCCTCCGCGGCGAGCGCGCGCGTGAGCCAGTCATCAGCCCCCGACGTTCGTGACCAGGCGTTTGCTGGTCGCTCGTCCGGCGCGTCCTCGACGGCCGGCTCGGCGGTGAGCTCGTTCAGCGGAGCGAGCTCGGGGAGTGAGGGCTGCGAGAGGATGACCGGCCGTGACGGGACCGGTGGTAGAATTTCGTTCAGGGACGACGCAAGCGACGGGACAATGTGCAGCATGGACCTCCAGACGCTCGCCCACCGGCGTGCGTCAGGACCAGTCATCCCATACGGGAGTTCACTGGTCAACCCGAATTGTGACCAGTGAACGACCGAATCGTCACGATGGGGGGATCTCCTAGAACGAGATCACACCGCGCAGAGGGCCGCGAACGTGACGACGTCGAGCACGCCATCCTGCGTCAAACCGCGCGACGCCTTGAACGCATCCAGCGCAGCTCGCGTGAGGGTGCCGTAGCCGCCGTCGATGTTGCCGATCGCCTTGCACGCGTCGAGGGACAGCGCCGCGAGCTTGCCCTGCATCCACGCGACGAGCGGGCCGGTGTCGCCCGGCAGTGTGCACGTGAACTCGTTGATGTCCGCGGTCTTGTTGTGGCCTTCGAGCCCGAGCGCGTCGCCCTGGATCTGGCGGATGCGCACGCCCTGCGCCTTCCACGGATCGGGTGCGCGGTGGTAGTCGCGCGGGTCCCAGGACGCCGGCCCGAAGTGGATCGTCGGCGGCTCGACGTGGTCGACCGGCTGATCGGCCGCGAGCCGATACGCGGTCTTGATCCACGGGATCGTCGTCGAGATCCAGGCCGCGTTCGGCAGCCCGAGGTCGTACCACTGCATGTACGACGAGTAGAGAACGGGCGCGACACCGAACTGGTCCTGGAGCTCGAACACGAGCTGGCGGATCTGCTCGAGCAGGAACGCCTTCGAGGTTTTGGTCCAGATTGCGCTCGAGCCGGACTCGACATCGAGGGCCGGCGGCAGGTCCACGCCCTTGATGAAGTCGCCGGCGTTCTTGTTCACGGCGACCTGGGCCTTGGCCGCGGCGGCCGTCGTCCCCCATCCGGGGAACAAGTACCGGCCACCGACGATGCCGGCCTTGCGAAGGCGGTCGATGTCACGCGCGTAGTACGTGTCCGGGTACACGTGCTGGGACGCCTTCAGGTAGCCGAACTCGTAGTCGGCGGCACGCGTCTTGTCGTAGTCGGGGGGCGCGTTCCCGTCGACAGCCGCGGTGTCGAAGCCGCGCCGGATCCGCTTCGGCGTGACCAGGTTCGGCGGAACCGGAGTCGTGTTCGGCGGCGCGTTGGCGGTCACGAGCGGCCTCCCTTCCGCTTCGCCGGCTCGGACACGCGTTGCGCTAGTTCGGCCTTGATCTGGCTTGTCGAAAGACCCGACTCTGCGAACGCGGCCGAGTTTTCGAAAAAGAACATGTACGCCTCCTCCCACGAGCTGAAACGACGCCCGACGAGGAATGGGGTAGATACCGACTTCGAGTACGGGACCGGAGCCGATGTGCGGCGGTCCGCGATGCGCCGGCGCTCGGCGGCGGGATCATCCTTCTGCGCGAGTTCCTCGCTGGTGGTAGCGGTCACGGCTTCGAGCTCCGCGGCCCACGGCTGCCCCGGGTCCGCGGGCAAGAGCCCGTCATCGACGGCACAGGTGACACCGATCAGGAGCGACGCGATCGCGTGAGAAAGGTCGGGCAGCCCCGAGGCCGGGAAGTCCTTCTTGGCAACATCGTCAACCACGGACGCGGCCTCGGCAAGGTCGCCGCCCGTACCAAGCGCTCGGTTGATCTGGTCAGCGACCTTCGACAGGTGCCGCGCGGTCGCGTCGATGTACCCGAGCAGCCTCTTGGCCCCGGCGACGTCGGCAGTACCGAGTTCCTCTGGCGGCGGGTTATGGTAGTTCCCGCGGGCGTAGCAGTCCGCCCCGAACTCGATCGCGCGTGTGCCGTGGATCAGACCGTGACGAGGTAGAATCGAGAGCTTGGGCCTGGCTCCTCCAACCAGGCCGGACTTCATGTCGCCGAGCTTCATCGCATCCCGAACCCGATGAGGGTGGTCGCGCTTTCGCTGGCGCGATCAGGCCGCGACCTGGCGCACGCCGACGGTGTTGCGCTGGATCCGACCGTGAACGCGATGGATCACGTCGCACTTCATGTCCTGGCCTGAACGGTACCCCTTGCTCGCGTGCCAGCCGTCCTTCGGTGCGAGCGTGCGGAGGGTCTCGACTATGACGCCCGGGAACTCCTTGAGCGAGTCGTGGTGTACGTGGCCGGTGTAGAAGTAGCGGAACTCGGTCTCGCCCCAGTCCTGTTTGCGATCGCAAGCCATGACCGCCGGTAGCTCCGTAGGCTTGCACGTGTCGCCGTGTGTGACGCCGATCAGGTTCGCGCCAAAGCGAAGCCAGTGGAACTTCGCGGGCGACGGGTCGATCGTCACGCGCGGCTCGCGCTCGTAGTACTGCTCGAGGCAGAGCGCGAGCATCACGCTCGCGTGCGTGTCGTGGTTCCCGATCTCGCAGATCACGCGCACGCTCTCGTGCTTCTCGAGCGCACGATCGATGCACCGACGCATCGCGCGGATCCCGACGCGTAGCAGTTTCGCCCAGCGTGTGTCCGTGTCCACCCGCGTCCCCGCGGTCGTGGTCCCGAACATGTTATCTACGTGGAAGAAGTCGCCCAGGTTGATGATCAGTGCCTGCTTGGCTGCAGGTGCCGACGCGACGAGTGCATCAACGGCCGCGCACAGGTTGTGCTCGGCGATCGTGAGGTCGAAGTCCTCGCCGGTCTCCTTCCCCCACGCCATCATGCCGAGGTGCGGATCGCCCATCGGGTAGACGCACAGCAGGTCCTCATCGAGCGGCGGGCTCGGGGGCGAGGCAGGCTCGGCCACGCTCTGCCAGGCGTCCGCGATCCCTGCCATGGCCGCGAGCAGCGCCGCGATTGCGGCCTGCTCCTCGGACTTGGTCTTGACCCACTGCCCGATCGCGCGCGACTCGCCGGTGTCGGGGTCGATCTTGTAGTACGTCGAGGTGCCCTTGACCAAGAAGCCTTCGGGCGTCGACTTCGTCATGTCGTGCGCGGGCGAGTATCCGCGTGTCGCCGCGCGTCGCCGCAGCTCGGAGAGATGCGCGCGAACCTGCGTCGGCGTCAGGCCGAGCTCGAGGGCCGCGTCCACCACCGAGCAAAGGCGGCTGGTGGTCTCGGCGCACGCGCGCTCCATCTCGCCGCCGAACGAGAACAGGGCCTCGCCTCCGGCGGCGATCGCGGAGACCAGCACTTCATCGTGCTCGACGCGCGACGTGTTCGGGAAGCGCTCGGCGCGATAACCGCGTAGGTATTTGCGCTCGCACTCGCGGCAGCTGTTTCGCCAACCGCCATCGGCGCGCTTCCGATAGTGTTCGATATCGAGCAGCAGGTCCTGCTCGCACTTCGAACACCGCTTGTGGTCCGGGATCGGAATTTCCGCCATCAGGTCGTCCGAACCCGTAACACCTCCGGGACCTTCCGCTCAGCGCGCGAGACGAAGCGCGCGCAGCATCCGGCGCAGGATCCCCGGCTTCTTGCGATCCGCGCGTCGAGCGGGGCGCCCAAGGCCGGCGGTGGCGAGCGCGGCACGGTACAGACGCATACTGCCGACCATCGTCCAGCCCTTGGCAGGGTCGAAGCGCTGCGCATAGCCACCCGACCGCACTTCGTTGGGCTTCGTGGACAGGTCGAGGTGATCGAACTGTTCGCCCTTGGCGCCCGAGGGCTCGAACGCCTCCGGCGTGTTGAAGTTCGAGAGCGCGACACCGTCTAGCGTGTACACGTCCCCTTCGACGCGATCACAGACCTCGCGGTCCCAGACCGTCCCGTCATCGAGTTCGACGCACGCGTGCAGGCGGGGATCCCCGCGTAGCTCGAGCGCCTCGTGACTCGCCGGCACCGTCCACGGGTCGCCGGCCTGGCGCGCGAGCGCGACGTAGACGTGTGCGACCGGTGTACCGTCGGGAAGCCGATCGTGGATCGCGAGCGCGCCCTGCACGGTCGCGGGCGGCTGCGCGTGAAGCTGGATCTGGATCTCGCCCGCGAGCGCTGGCGTCGCTGGCGTCGCTGCGCGAACTTCATCGAGCAGCCCGAGACCGTCCCACGTAGGTGCGAAGTCCTCCCGGAGCTGTCGCTGCTGTGCGGCTGCGTACGCGGTGCGCTCCACGAGAGGCACACCTGCATCGATATCGACGACGACGAACTTCACTTGCCCCAGCCGCGGCGTGCCGCGAGCTCGACCAGCAGCAGGTGCTCGGGCGACGGATCCGCATGGATCGCGGGCGCCGACCCGGTGCCGGCACTACCGGCAGAGCCCGAACCGCTGCCCTGTCCGATCCCGAGCTTGTCCTTGACCACGCACGAGACGACGGGTTCGCCGTACTTCTCGATCAACGGCAGGATCGCGGCCTCGAGCGCCGCAACAACGCCGCCCGAAGCCGCGATCGCGGCGACCTCGGCCGCGATCTCCTCGGCGACCTGGAGCACGTCGATGCCCTTGGCCGCGGCCTGCTCCTCGGTTGCGGCGCAGGTGGAGATCTGCGTGCCGGTGGTCTTGGCCTCGCTCGTGAACCACGCGCATGCGGCGGTCCCGCTGAGCCCCACGAACATGAACAGCGCCAGGGTGATCGACAAGGCGCCGACTTCCCGAGCGAGATGCCGAACAGCGTTGCGAACGAAGGATGATAGGGTGCGAGCGGTCACGTGCGGTCTCCTGGTTTTCAGTTCGCGGTCGGCGGCGCCGGCGCGACGGGGGTTGACGGAGTCGCGGTCGGAGCCGGAACCGCGCACGGCGCACCATCGGTGCGGTGACAGAACACCCAGAGCACGCACCGCAGCAGCATCTTCGTCCTCGGGCCGGCCTGGGCTTCCCATCGACAGAGGACCGGAGTCACGAGCAGGTTCTTGAGCATTCCGTAGCCGCCGGCCGCGATGACAGCGACACCCGCCGCGGTCTCCGCGATCGTAGGTGTCAGGGGCGTGCCACCAGACAGTGCCGTGACCAGTGCACCACCGAACGAACCGAGGAGGACCAGGACGGCCGAGCCGGCGTCCGTGTGCAGGAACGGCCAACGCGGGCCGAGATAGCGCCGCGCGAGCGCGACGGCGAGTACGAGCACGAGGGCGCCTGCGTAAGCGTGGTGGCCGACGTGCCAGGCCGATTCGATGTCCTGGATCCCGGGGAGACCGGTATCCGTGGTGCTGAGCGAACTGGAACCCATCCTGGCGGAACCCTACCGCACGGCGCGGCCGATGCCCAGTCAATCACTGGTCTCGCTCAGAGCGATTGCGCGACCTGGTACCCGACAGCCCCCACGCCGTAGACCTGGGACGTGGTTGCCGGGTTGAGGTCGATGTCGAACCAGTATGCGACGCCGTCCAACACGGTCTCCGGGGTACCAAGGGTAAGTGTCGTCTTGAGGTGGCCAGGCGAGATCGAGCCGGTGAACTGGATCGTCGCGAGTGCGGTCGCGGCCGAGCCGTCGAGGGAGCCGCGCATGAGCTTGCACGTACACTCGGGCGTGTCAATGCCGGTGCCGTAGGTGAAATCGATCCCGATGTTCGTGATGACCTCGCCGGGCTTCGGGGAAATCGGGATTCCGCTGATCGTGCCTTCGTTGCCCGACGTGTTCGAGTAGAAGCCGGTGGAGCTCGACCGCACCACGTGCGAGTTGAGGTCGCCGCGCGGCGGCAGCCACGTCCAGTTCGCGGCACCGAGTACGGACAGCCACAGGATCCACGCGGCGACAAGCGCCATCCAGCCGTTCATCTCCGTCGAGATCGGAATCTCGTCGACGGCGTAGCCGTCGGTCTTGTGCCCAGACGTCGTCGGGGTGGAGTTCGTGCCGTTCGTGTCCCAGGTAGGGACGGTGCTTGGTGCGCTCATGATGTTCTCCGATCAGCCAATGGCCCCGGCCAGGTGGCCGGTGTCCCAGCCGGGTCCCGAGTCGAAGCGAAACGTGTTCGCGGGCGGGCTCTCCGAGTACTCGAGGAGCAGTCGCACGCCCGCCGCGTGCGCCTGGTAGGCGAGGTCGTGCCCGATGATCGCGACCGCAGTCGTGATCGCGACCTCGGTCACGCGAATCACGAGTGTCGCGACGCCCTCGCGCTCGACCCGATAGACGGCGCCGGGTTCGTTGATGGCGAGTGTCGTGACGAGAATCAGATCCTCGGTCGTGCCGCGCGACCGGTTCACCGCGATGCGCGCGCGGCAGTAGCGCCGATAGTCGTCGTCGGACATCCCGTTGCGAACCTGGCCGACGATCTTGCCGACGAGATCGAGCTGGACGCCGATCGCGTCGTCGAGCGTGATTCCGGCGAGGAGCGCGCGGTACGCGGTCTCGATGTCGAGGAACGGCGTCACGACGGCCTGCGTGATCGCGGTCGTGATCGGGTTCTCTTTGCAGTACTCGCACAGCCGATTCAACGCCGCATCAATTAGCGACCTGTCGACCATGACTGGAACAGGTGCCGGAGGAGTCGGTCCAGCGCCGTCGTCCCCGAAGATGGGGCCAAAGACACCGTCGAAAATGATGCCAAACATTGATGTCTTAGCTCAGGTCGTTGTAAGTGACTGCGGTAACACCGTCCGCCGTGACGGTCATCGTGACCGCGTTCTTGGTATCCGCGGCGTCGCGCACCACAACCGTGCCCGTCGAGTAACCGGACTTCTTAGCGAGTGCGAGCCGGAACACTCCACGAAGCACGTCCCCAAGCGTCTTCGATCCTTCGATGGCCGTTGCGACAACAGCGGCTGCAATTGTGGAAGCACTTGGCGCCGCGACCGCCGCTGCGATTGTGCCTGCTGAAGGGATATCGGTTGGCTGTGCGCGCGTGCTGACAGCCACGTCCAGATTTGCGATCACCTTGCCTGCACTGCCCGCTCCAAACGACCCAGGGACCGCCGTGCCAAGAACGGTGCTCGCCACAGTCGCGGCGCTTGGAACGTCCGACGGCTGTGCGCGCGATGACACGGAAGCATTGAGGTTCGTATTCAGTAGTGCTCCAAGCGTGCTTGCGGTCGTGTGTGCGCTGGCGATCTCGTCCCAGACAGCGCCTAGGGCGTTCGCCGCGAAGGCTGCCGCGGTAAGGGCAGCGGCTCCAACCGATCCCATATTGGCATCCACACGACCACTGACCAGCCCGTTGGGCGTGCCGCCGAGCCAGAGGTTCAGGTTCGCGCGCGCGTTACCGGCACCGTCCACACTGATCTGGCCGGTGCTCGTTCCGAGAGTAGGTAGGCCGCCGGCCGCCGACGCGTTGGCGTTCGGTAGTGCCGTTAGCCCGTTACGAACCGCGTCATAGTCGTCGGCCACAGCGACCTGCAGCGCGATTTCACGCTGTTCCATCACCTTCGTTCCTCCGCTGCTCACGATGCTGATGTTCAGGACGCCGAGCGTGTCGACATCGCCGGCAGCGAGTTCGAGGTAGAACAGGCCCTTCTTCCTCGTCGAGTCGACTTCGGTGATCGTCCCCGTCGTCGAGAGCGCGGTCCCCGACCCCGTGGAGCCACCGGTCTTATAGAGCCAGACGGTGAACGAGCCTGCGCCGCCGATCCCCATGTCCGAAGCAGAGATCCGGCTCTGGAGAGAGGTTGTATCGACAGCAGTGAAGTACACACGACGGCGGTTGGCCGTGGACTGGTTCAGGAGAACGCGTTGCATGTTATTAGGTCCTCACCAAGTGACGTTGTCGCCGAGGGTCTTGAGTCGGTTCCTGACAACCACGTCGGTCATCTCGGCACCTGATCCAATCCATAGCTGGACCTGCGCGTACTTGCAGTTTGCTGACGAGTCGCCGCCCTTACCCCAACTAAAAAACGTCGCCGTGGACGTCGCCCACGGCACCGTTAGGCGCTGCCCCGGCGTGTAGACCATGTGACGACTGTTCGTAACGTCGTGAAGCATCAGAATACGTACGCGCGTGCCAACGATCGACTGCGTGCCGGTAATCGTGTTCGACCCGTTGACACACTTGAGCAGGCCGCCGGTCGTAACCCGGACGTCGAGGCCGCCGTAGCTCGCGATGCTGCGCTCGGCGCTCGGTGCCGTCGGAATCAGCACGTCGACCATGAACGCGATCGAGTTCGTGGACGCGCTCGGGCTGGAGTTGTATAGGAATCGTGCAGTCGAACTGCCATCCGCGACCGTGAGCGCCTTGCGGTTTGCGCTACCGAAGGTGTCGCTGTAGGTCCACGACACGGCGCCGTTCACAACTGCTGCGTTTGAGCCGATACCGTCGGCCGCATTGCCGGTCGTGTCCTGACAGCCCCACTGATCCGTCGGCGTGGCGCCCCCATCGACCGCGTTGGCCGCAGCCCACTCGGTCGAGCTCGCCGGATAACCGATCCCGTTCCCGGAGTCGACGGTCCATGCGGGCAGTACAGTCTTCGTAGCAGGAACGAGGTTCGCCTTACCGCTGTCATCCTCGACTGTAAGCGACACTGTGTACGGGCCACTGCTTGCGTAGGTATGAGAAGGGTTCTGTGATGTCGAGTGGTTGCCGTCTCCGAAGTCCCAGTTCCAGGCCGTGATCGTCCCGTCATCGTCGGTTGATGTATCGGTGAACGCCACGGTAAGGCCCGACGGCGCGATCGTGAACGACGCGACGGGGCGTACATCGATGCTGAGCGCCGATAGGATTTGCTTGCCAAATCGCCGCCCCAGCGTGACGAGACTGTCGGCCGTGAAGTGTACGCCCGTCCCGCCAACCATCGACAGATCATCGACGTTGAACATATACACGTTGGTGTTCCCCGAGATGAACGACGCCTCTTGGGTCCTGACCGTTGACGTGAACGTCTGACCGGTAGAACTGCCGAGTTCGTAGATCACGAACGGTGCGCTTGGCCAGATCGCACGAAGTCCTGCCAGGATCGCGGACTGGTTCGCGTTGTAGTTCGCGGATAGTGTCGCGTCCTGTGAGTCGGTCTCGCCGGAGCAGGAGACGAACGCGACGATGTTCCCGTTGAGTGCGATCTCCTGCGCCTTCCAGAAGTTCACCGCCTGCGTGAATGCGTTCGGGCTGCCTCCTGGGCTTGTCGGATACGTGCTCGTCGGTAGCCATTGAGCGAGTGAACTCGATGCGATGGCGAACTTGCACATCGCCCACTCCGGCGTCGACTGTGCATCATTGAGATAGCGTGAGAGCGAGAAGTCGGGGCCGAACTGGTCCGACCCGTTTGCACCGACGTACGACGCGATTGGTCCCGTCGTGAAGGGGCCTAGAAACGGAATAGGGTCCGTGTTCGACGATGCCGCGATCATCGCGAGCGTTACCGGCGTGAATGGGGTGTTGTAGGTCGAAGGAAGCAGTGTCGTCAGGAGACTAGTCTCCTGTGACGGGCCAAGTCCGTTGTTGGACTGCCCCATGAACGCGATCAGCTTCCGCCGGGGGACGAGCGACTCCTGATCGCGCAGGTAGCTGAAGCCGATGTCTGCCCCGAGGTAGTTCAAGGGGTCTCCGGGGCCGAGTGCACGGTCACACGGCTGGTGCCGAAGGACGCGATCTGGCGCGTCGAGATCGCGACGGGGTTTCCGAGGAAGCACCAGTGCGCGGTGCCGTCGACGATGTCGGTTCCGGTCCCGACCGGTCCGCCGCTCCCAGCGCTGGTTCCTGCGATGGTGCAGATGTACTTGCGCCCGTCGTTCGAGACGACGCTCCGCGCGCCGGCCGTCGCGCTGTAGGCCGTGGTCGACGCCCAGGCTACGGCCGTGCCGATCACGTCGTTGAAAATCAAAACCTCGGTCACGTCGAGAACACCGTTGACCCCGAACGCGAGCGCCCCCGTCTTCGAGGCCACACCGTCGACACCAATCGTCCGAGTCGGCGACGCGATCGCCGCCTGGACCTCGACATCGCCGTCGCTCGGGTACGCGGTTGAGTCGTAGCCGAGCGTGATCACGACCCACACGTCGATGAGGGCCGGGTGCGTGAATTCGATCGTGTGCGGTACGCCCTGCGAGTCGGTCGACGTCGTGACCGTCGTCCCGTGCGTCGCGATCCCAGCGGCAACCTGCGCGAGCAGTAGATCCGCGACCGCCTGGTTGTGCGTAGCGTCATCGGTGCACTGGACGAGCGCCTCGATCGCGTGCGGTGGAACACCATCGCTGTTCGTCGTGTCGGTCTCGTTTACGAACACGGTCACCGCAGAGGGCTGGCTCCCGTCGAAGAACTTGAGCTCGAGAAGGACGGCGCGAATCGCGTCCGCCGTGCCGGCACCGTCTCCGGCGAGCTCCTGCGCGCGCAGTAGCCGCAGTTCCTGATCCGTCGCGATGTCGCGGCCCGGCGTCGCGTCGCTCAGGTTGCGTACCCCAGAGAGCCCCGCGAGCGGCGTGTCGATATTGATGATGTCTCCCGCGATCGCCGTGACCGCGCCGGTCACCGTGCACTCGGCCTCGACGTCGACCGCTCCGGTACCGTCTCCGACGTACTCCCAGACGAGCGCACCGAGGCCGTCCGAGATACTCGACAGGGTCGACGTCGGTCCCGATCCCGATACGGCCGACGTTCCTGCAGCGGTCGCCTGGTAAACGCGCCCCGAATTCGTGACGCGGTCGCCGACGGAGTACGCGTGTGATGTCACCCAGGCGGTCAGCGAACCGATCGTCGCGTCTGCCTCGGTCTCGAACTGCTTGTTCGAGCTCGACGCGTGCGCGAGCCGCCCGGCTGGAACCAGGGTAGTCGGCGTGCCCGTGAGCGTGAGTGGGGTCGTGCTCGGAGCCGCAGCCAGCCGTAGTGTGCCCGTGAGGGCGCAAACGGCGTCGAGTGATGCGCCCGTCGCCGAGTCGGGATCGAAGGCCGCGTAGAGCAGCTGTGCGAGGTCCCAGACGACGGACTCGCGCTCTGCGAACACGCCCACGACCTGTCCCAACCACGAAACATCTCCGAGGACGAGCGGGCCGATCAACGTCCTGAGCACGGACTCGACCTCCGTGCGCACGACGGTCAGCGGCTTCGGGGTGAAGCCGAGCGAGGTAAGGCCGTAGGTCGTAGCCATGCCCGGTGACTCCCTGGTCACCTTGGCACGAATGGTGCACCAGGGCGACTCGGCTCAGGAGCCTGGCATCTTCGAGAGCGAGTCGGCGATCGAGTCCCCGAAGGCTGTGATCACGACCCAGCTGACGTAGAGGGTACGAGTACGGGGTTCGAACGACACGTCGAGCGTGTCCAGGCTCGCGACGCCCGGTACACCCAAGATCGCCGTCCTGAACGCCGCGCGTGTCTTTACGGGGTCGAACCGCGGACCGAGCAACGCCTCGGACTCGTCGACGCTGGCATTCGCGAGATAGGGGATGCCCGCGAGCAGGTTCAAAAACCACTCGCCGGCGATCATCTGAACGACAACCCGGATCAACTGGGCCACGGCGGGTACCCCGCGGGCGAACACGATGTCCCCGTTCACGATGACAGGGTCGTTGTTCGCATCCAGAAGGACGTCGAGAGGGTCGGTAACCAGTGGCGCGGCCATGGAGGAGGGTAGCTCGTGGATCGGGGTAAGCCGACAGTTGTCAATAGGGGGCGATTTCTGGCATCGTGGTTCGTACATGCTGCGGATCTTCGTATTGTTGGGGCTCCTCACCGGATGCGGATCTCCTCGTTCAGCTGGGCCGGATGCACAACAAAAGGACGCCGCAGTTGTGGCGACCGACGCCGCTCAAGGCATCGACTCCCTAGTCCCCCGGGACGGTGCCATCGACGTGTTCTGGATGACGATGCCGCCCGTCGTGTTTGATGACCCTACCGGGCTCCATGCGCCGGTCACGCTCCACGCGCCTAGTGACTACGTGACGTCGCCGTGGGTCGCGCGGCCCCTCGTCATCTTCCTGCACGGCTACGCCGGCAACCTCTATGCGGGCTGGGATCAGATCGAGGCGCAGGAGATCCTCTATCTCGTTCCGCGCGGGCTCACCGACGCGCAAGGCGGTCACTTCTGGAACGCGTCGGTCGCCTGCTGCGACCGCGACGGCAGGGGCAACGATGATGTCGCATTCCTCGGCGGTCTGATCGATGAGGTAGTCGCGGCGGGCTGGAACGTCGACCGCTCGCGCGTCGCGGTCATCGGAGCTTCGAATGGAGGCTTCATGGCCGAGCGCATGGCCTGCGCTCGCGCCGACGTCGTGACGCAGATCGTCGACCTCGCCGGCGCCGGACAGGGCTCGGGGGACCCGGCATGCATGCCGGTGCTGCCCGTGGCAGCGATCGTCGATCACAGCGAGGGCGACAAGACCGTGCTCTTCGACGGCGGCCAGGTGTCGATCGTGAAGATGGCGCCGGCGCCGGCAGTACTCGGCGCCGGCGGCACGACGGACCGTGGCGACTGCCGGTCGTTAACTGCCGTCCCCGGCCTGCTCGATCACGATGCTACGGTCACCGGTGCCGAGACGACGGTAGAACAGACCAACTGCAACCGAGGATCGTTGATGTTCTGGTCGGAGCCGACGTCGGCTCACGTGTTCGAGCCGACCGCGGCCTGGGGCGACGATGTGTGGGCGTGGATGCAAGCACACCCACGAAGCTGAGAGCTTCGACTCGAGCTACTCGATCTTGCCCTTGGCCGTGCCTGCGTCCCAGCCCTTGCCCGTGGTCGCGTTGATACCGAGTGCGGTCGCAAGCGCGGCGAGCGCCGCGGCCGACGGGTCTGCGCCGAGGCTGCTGATCGCGCTCACAAGCGCCGCCCCGAACGTGTCGAGCGCGCTCTGGCCCACGATCGCCTGGCTGGCGTTCGGCGATCCGATCCTGACCTCGATCTGTGTCGAGATCACGAGCGCGTCCGTGGGTGGCGCCGGCACGATCGGCGCGCCGTACGCGCGAAAGCCAGGCTGGAACACCGCGTCGTTGATGTCGTGGTGGTGCGAGAGCACCGGATCAATCGAGCGCGAAGCCGTCGTCGACAGCAGTCGATCGATCGAGGCATGGCAGAACACCAGCAGCCCGGTGTCTCCGACCGCGATCGGGAACGTGATCGAGCTCGGTCCGCTGCCGAGGAACTGCACGGGCACGTTCGAGACGATCGGGAAATCCTCGACCTGGCGGTTACCGAACTCGTCGGGGTACTCGCGCTTGACGAGGATCTGTGCGTCGACTTGCTGCGTGACGGGATCGTACCGATTCACGCGCGCAGGAATCGCCACGAACACCTTCGCGATCTGTGCGTCGATGGCGGCCGCGATAGCGTCTGCGAAACCTGGATCTGCGAGGGGCTCGATCACAGTTGCTTCGCCTGGATCTCGGAGAACCAGTCCGCCGTTCGCCCGTGAGTATCTCCGACGTTCTTAACGTCCTCGATGCGAAAGTTCCCGTTGATCGTCTCGCTGACGAGCTGCATCAGCCGGCCCGGAACGGCACGCGTGTCGATCTGGCTCTTGACCTTTAGGATCGGTGGTTTCCCTAGCGTCTTGGGGACGCTGTAGTCCGGTGCGCCGACCATGCCCGTCGCCTGTGAAACCACAATCGCAGGCAGTGTCCCCGACGTGGTCACGACGCCGTTGCCGTCGATGACATCGCGTTCGCCGAGGATCTGAAGCTGCTGGTCCTGGATACTCCATCCGAGCCCGCTGGGATCGAGGACCTTGGTGAGCACGTCCTGCGCAGGCCCGTGAAACGTGAACCCGTTGTTGGCGATCGCGGCCACGAGCGCGGTCGCGCCCTTCGCGTTCTTCGGAACCACGAGCCCCATGGACGCCGCTGCGATCTGGAGCGCCTGCGTGCCCGTGACCGGACCACCCAGGCCCGCCGACACGCGCGCGTTGTCGATCGCACGCTGCCCGTCCGCGAGCTGGATCTTCGTCGTCCAGTTCGGGGGCTCGTGCTTGCTCTCGTCCTCGCGAACATCGCCCTGGAACAGGATCGCATAGCTGCCGGTGTCGTATGCGACCTCGAGTTGAACGTTGAGCGGCCGCTTCTTGAGAGCCGCGCGCGTCGCCTCGTTCAGGTTCGAGATCCAGATCGTGGCTTCGTTGGGCTTCTTGCCGAGATGCTTCTCGGTCTGTAGCTTCACGCGCATCCCCTCGATGACGATCGTGTCCTGGAGGTATGTGAACCATGCGCCGGGGATCGGGCTTCCGACTGCGATCGTGACGCGACAACGCGGCTTGAAGAGACGATCGGTCACGAGCCACCCAACCCCAACGCGATGAGCTCGGCGATGGTGTAGTACTGCACTTGCACACGTCCACCGAGATCGTCGAGACCCGCGTCGAGCCCGGCGTTGCTGGTGTCGACCGCGATCAGCATGCCCGGCCAGATCCGCGAGTCCGTGATGCGGCGTCCAAGCACGACACCGAGCACGACCTTCAGACCGATCGCGATCTGATCGCCGACCGCGTCCGAGACGTCGATAAACCACCCCGGATCCTCGGGGTTCCACCGGACGTCGAAGATGTAGTTCGCGCCGTCGAGCGTCGTGACGACCTGATACGATGCGTTCGAGGGCTCGAGAGGGAGATTGACGGGCATCTCAGTCCCCTCCGAAGGTGCTGGCCTTGGTGATCTTGTCCTTGACCCCGAACGCGTCGGCAGCCTGTCCCAGCAACGAAGCGTCGGCTCCGTCGGGGTTGTTCACGTTGTAGTAGCCGGCAGGGGGGTCGGCTTGGGTCGACGCTTTGAGCCCGATGTTGTCCTGCGACTTGTGCGACGGAACCGCCACCGGCACGAACGCGCGCGTGTTCTGAACGAACACGACCTTCTTGAAGCGCGCGGTGAACATGATCGCGCGCCCGGTCGTGCTGTCGACGGGGATCGAGAGATCCTCCAGCATCATGTCGTCGTACGTCCGAAGCGCAGTCGTGATCGTGCAGGATTCCCCCGACTCGTGGAGCTCGTCCATGGCCGCCAGGAAGTCGTCGGTCGGAAGCGTCGCATCGCGTTGCGCGAGCACGCCGGCGAGAGGCGTGTTCGACACGACACCCGAGACCGTCACGCGATCTGGATTCTTGATCACGTTCTGGGTGACGTTCGAACCCTTCTCGATCGGGTAGTCGGTGACCGTCGAGGACTTCTGGTGCTCCTCGCGGATCGATGCGTCGATGAGGAATCCGTTGATCGTGATGGGGATGACGGGCTGCGCCACGGTTCACCTTCGAACCTTTCCGCTCGGAATTAGGTTGCTGAGGCTGCCCGCTAGATCGTTGAGAGCGTCCTTGACCGCCTTCTCCGTGTCCTTTGGATCACCGCTCGCAGAGTGAACGTGGAGCTCGCCGACTGTTACCGACGGCCCCGCTGCAGGCGCGTTCTGGCCGGCGTTCGCCCACGGCGACGTGTCTGTCTTCGACGCGACGTGGTTGTAGACCTGGTAGTAGTTCTTGTCCTTGTCGTCGGGGTCGCCGTAGTCGTCTTGCAGCTTGTTCCGGTGCAGCTTCTCCGCATCGAGCTGCGTCTTGATCTGCTGGAGCTGCGTCGCCTTCACCTGGAGCGCCTGCTCGATCGCGGGAACCATCGCTGTACCGCCTGCCCCACGACCGGCCTTCGCGTCCTCGAGGTCCGACCGAAGCTTCGCGTAGGTCTCGCCAGCGGTGGTCTCCTGCGACTCGAGGTTCGAGATGCGATCGTCGCTGTGGTGCTTATCCGTAAGAGCGGCCAGCGCGCGTGCCTCGCGGCCGACGAGCCCGAGCTTGTGCGCGATCTCGATGAGCTTCTCGCCGACCTGTTCGGCGACCTCGATAATCGAGTAGATCGCCGGATGCGCGACCTTCACCCAGTCGACGAACGCTTGGCCGAGATCGAGGAGCACGCTGCGGCCGCCGTGGAATCCGACCCAGAGGTCGTTCACGATCAGGATCAGCGCGCCGATCAGGACGGCCATGAGGACGAACGGAGCGGCCGCCAGCAGGCCGGTCAGGAGTGCTTCGGCACGCAGCGCGATGAACGCGGTCACGAGTCCACCGACGAGTGCGATGAGCTCGCCCCAGTGGTCCTGGAGGATCTCGCTCGCGCGCACCATCGCGTCGCCGACCACGTGTGCGAGATCGGTAAACGCGGTGATCAGACGCTCGAGCAGCGGAGCGAGCGCGGCGACTGCCTTGGTCTTGAACGCCTCCCACGAGACGTGGAGGTCGACGATCTTCGTCTTCAGGTTCTGGAGCGCTCCGACCTGCTCGTCGGAGATCTCGGCGCCTAGATCCTTGAAGTGCTGGATCTGCTCCTTGAGCGCTCGGCTGCCCTGTGCGAGCGCGGCCCCAACAGCCCCGGACTGGCGTCCGAACAACTCGAGCATGATCGCCGCGCGCTCGCCTGTGTTGGGCATCGCGGCGAGCTTGTCGCTGACTTCGAACAGGAGCTGGTTCATGCCTCCGGGCGTGCGCATGGCCGTCGCCACGTCGGTCGCCGAGACGCCGAGCTCGTTCAGTGCATTCGCGGCCCGCTTGCCGGTGCCCTGCTCCACGAGGTGGAGCTGGCGCTCGAACATGCCGACCGCGGTCGTGAGCTTGGTCGCGCTGACACCCGTGCGCTCGGCGACGTACCCGAGCTCCTGTACCGAGGAGACCGCGAGTCCAGTCTGCTGGCTCGTGCGGGTCAGATTCGCGCCGATGTCCGCGGCCCCGGACACGACACTCGCGACGCCCTCGAGCGCGACCTTGAGCGCCCCCACGGCTCCGAGCGCCGCTCGCCACGAGGGCGACAGCTGGACTCCGAGCAGGAGGTAGAGCTCACCTACAGTCACAGATCAGTCCTCCTCGTCGTTCGGGACGGCGCTGTCGAACGCGTCTGCCGCACGTCCAAGCATGTCGACGTCGTCGATCGACATGTGCGTTGAGACCTCGGTCCAGGTAGCGTGTCCGAGGACGACCAGGCGGAAACAGGACCAGGTTCCCTCCGCCCGGATGTCCTCCGGCACGTTCACGCTGGCGAGTTTGCGACCGGGCCCGGGACGGACGCCGGGACGGCCGGCGCGTCCCCGTCGAAGAAATCCGAGAAGTTGACCTGTACCGCGAAGACGACGACGTTGAGCATCGCCTTCACTCGACCCGAGAACACGATGTCGAGCGCGGCCTGGTTGTTGAGCTGGATGTTCCCCTGGCCGGGGATGAACGCGACGGTGTTCTCGAGGATCGCGCATGCGAGCGCGGTCGCCTCTTCGGGGTCCAACGAAGAGAACGCGGCCATGAAGGACGGGCTCATGGCCTTCATGACTTCCTTGAGGTCGGTCTTCGGATCGAAGTCACCGAAGGCGCCGAGCGCTGGCCCGATGAGTCGTACGAGACGGAAGAACAGCTTGAACGCGCGCATCGCCGGCAGCTGCGTCGTCGTCACCTGAATCCCGTCGACGGTCTTGGATTCGGTCTTGATCATGGCGTCCTAACCGCTCGGTTCGAGCGTGGCTTCCGATCAGAAGATCGCGCCGGTCGGCGCGAGATCCAGATCGGCGCACTCGAACACCCACACGCAATTGCTCGCGTCGTCGGAGCGATCGATCTTGGGCACCTTCATGATCCACGCTTCCTTCGCATGGATGAGCGGGTCGCCGCCGAGCGTGCCGGTGGTGTTCAGGTCCTTCGCCTGCAGCGAGCCTACGGCCGCGCCTGACGCCTCGTCGAGCTGCGCGATCGCGAGCAGGAAGTCGTTGGAGGGCGACTGTGCCTGGAGCGTGATCGTGATCTTGCCCGAGCGATCCATGCTCTGGACTCGAACGACGTCGCCCTGCGCGCCGACCTTCTTCTTGAATCCGTCCTCGGCGCGCTCCGCTTCGATGAAGGTGCCCTTCGCGAAGCCGACGATGTTGATGCCCTGGAACGAGAACGTGACGAACTGGGGGGAGTAATTCTTCACTGGTCAGCTCCTCACACCGAGACCACGCCGGTGGTCTGCACGCGATTGACGGCGCCGGCCCTGGTCGCGGACCAGGTGATGTTCGGCAGCAGGCGCTGTGCGCGATTCGTCGTGGAGATGGACGACACCTTCGGCACGTTCACCACGGGCTTCGGCGACGCCGCGTAGATGCCCATGTCGACCGCGCGGCCCAGCGAGCCGCGGATCTCCGCCTCGACGAGCGCCGCGCCTGCGTCCTCCATCGGGACCTTGTTCACCGCCACGAGCACGCCGAACACGGCCTTGTTCATGTCGTCGTTCACCCAGTCGTCGCCGCGGGTGTTGTCGATGAAGTCGCCGCTCGCGACCGTCCCATCGCACGTGATCCCGACGCCGGCCACGAACTGGTAGAAGTTCGCCGAGCGGGCACGCAGGTTGATGCGGTCCGTGTCGGTGACCTTCGTGGTCGCGACGCCGGAGAGCGTCTTGAACTTCCAGTTGTCGTCACCCGGGTCGATCGGCAGCATCCGACCGAGCCAGGCCGCCGACAGCATGTTCGCAGGGGACGGGTGGTACGAACCCGCCGTGCGCTCGCGAGCGAGCGTGTGGAGGTTGTCGAGCGTGTCGGCGGTCCCGCCGGTGCCGCCGGAGCTCTTGCAGGCGAGAGTCTCGGGGACATCCGCGAGGTAGATGAGGCTCTGCGTCTCGACCCACGCGGCGGCGGCGAGCACGAGCGCCTGGCTGTTGTAGAGGGTCGTGAACGCGTACCAGTCCGAGTTCTCGAGCAGCATCGCGTTGAGGTCCGCGGCGATGCCCGGGTCCGCGTGCGATTCCTTGTTCGACAGCGCGGTCGGGTCGACGACCTCGAGCGAGAACCAGTTCCCCGCCGCGGTGCCGGTGACCAGGAACGGGAGGATCGGCGAGAGCGTGCCGGCGACGTGCGTCACGTCGTTGGTGCCCGTGCCGTTCGAGCTCAGAACGATCGCGGTGCCTGCGAGCGCGTTCGCGAGCGAGGTCGCCAGGGCGATCGTGTTGGCGTCGATCCTGATGACGTAGTAGTTCGTCGAGACCGCGAGCCCAGTCGGCAGCGTGCCGCTCGTGGTGAGCTGAATCGGTCCGTCGCCGGTGTTGAGTCCGTGCCCGGTCGCAGTGAGCGTCCCCGCGGGCTGGCTCAGCACCGTGAACGGGATTGCGGTGAAGGTCGGCAGCGGCGCGAGCGCGGCTACGTAGTTGGCGCCCGTGACCGCATTGAGCGCGGTCACGAGACCGTTGTGGATCTCCTGCGCCGTCGCGGTCGAGTCGCTGTTGTAGATGGCCGTCGTCGGGGTGACCCCCTGGCCGATGACGTTGATCTGGTACGACGTCGTGTCCGAGTTGCGAACCGCCGACTCGCCGATCGTGTACTGCTGCGTCGGCTTGTTCGCCGCGCGTCCGATGCAGAGCTGCTCCGGGTGTGGGGACTGCGACAGAATCGCGTCCGCTGCGAGGTACTCGGGCGACGTCGTCGCGAAGTCGTTACCGACGTCCGAGATGCCGCTGTAGAACCGCACGCGCTCGGGGAACGAGGCGTTGTGCGACACGATCAGCGGGATCCCGAAGCCGGCGCGGGTGATCCCCACGGTCGCGGTCGAGATGACCAGGGAGCTGATCTCGGAGAGGGCGCTCACCCCACTGGTCTAGCATCTGGCCTAATTATTGCACGGATGACCAGGCGGCCCGCGCACGACGCCTCCCCTTGACCGGTATCAGGTGCTTGGGATGTCCCAGGTCTCGCTGTCGACGTTGCCTAGCGCGTCTACGATCGCGGGCCGGACCTGAACGGCCTCGATGATCGTGACGGGCTCACCCGTCTCCTCTGATGGAAGCGAGAGGCGGATCTCCAGTAGTGCGCGCGGCTCGAACAGCAACGCGTCGCGCACGCCCTGGACAAAGCGAACACGATCAGCGCGAAGCATCCCGACGTTCGCTACGTCCAGCGCGGTCATCTGGCTGTACCAGGCGCGGCGCGCACGGACGCGCTGGAGTAGCGCCACAGCCATGTCGGCGCCGATCGTTGGCGTCGCATGGCACTGGAGCTCGAGCACCGCGTGAACCATCGAGCGCGAGACCTCGAGGAGCTCGGCGCCAGCGCGCACCGTGGCCGTCGTCGCGGAGAGCGTGATCGTGCCCGACCCTGCCGACGTGAGGTCAATCGCTGTCGTGGGATTCCCGGCGCCCTGTCCTCCGCCGGTGTTCGCGTACGACGTCGCGAGCTGGACGTGCCCAGCATCCGTGACGATGATCCAGTAGTCGGTGGCGGTTGCGAGCGGCGCGGGTAGCGTAACGGTAGCGTCGAACTGCACAGGGCCGTCGCCGGTGAGCAGTCCGTGATTCGCGATCGCGAGCGTATCCGCGCTCATGTCGACGCCGGTCACGGTCAGTGTCGAGAACACGAACGGGTTCGGCTTCGTGTCTGCCCACGCCGGTCCGAATTCGCCGAGCGCGTTGAGACGCATCACGATCGCCGGCGCCGCCGGGCGCGGCGCGTCCTGCGCGTACCACACGACGCTCGCAGACGGCAGACCGGACCCGACGACAACCCACCCCTGAATCGCGTCGAGAACTCCCTCGTCCCAGCCCACGCCGCCGGCCGGGTCGCTCATGACGCGCCCCCGGTCTGCTTGGTGATCACACACCTGTAGTGGATGTCGCCGGCGAGGTTGTACTCCTCGACGCGATCCACGGTCCAGTCCGCGCCCTCGAAGCCCGTGAGCACGTCGGGGTCGGTGCCCGGCGAGCGCGCGAACAGCTTCGTGGCCGTGTGCAGCTGGCGCACGTCTGGCGTCTCCTGCAGGTCCACACGGGCGTGCATGTCTGCGCCGCCGACGACTCGCGAGATGTTGTACGCGTTCTGGACGACGCCGATGATCGTGACCGTCGTCGGAGATGGATCCGGCACGTAGCGCCCGTTCACGTACGCGCCCGTGACCGTGCGGCGAATCGTGAGCGGCCCTCCGAAGGACGCGATGACGTCGGAGAGACTCACTCGTCGCCTCCCCGTACCCGATAGCCCTCGTAGTCCTCGCTCGAGGCGCCGGCGTCGAGGGTAGTTCCGCCTTGTCGCACAACCTGGTGGGTGATCGCGGCCGCCAACTGGCCTACGTCGACGAGCGGATGATCGAATCCCTTTTGCTTCACGGTCGAGGCCGCGTTCGCTGGTGGCACCCCATCGGCCACCGCGCGCCGCGAAAGCGCCGCGAGCTTCTCACCGGCCACATCCGCGGCCGCGGCGGGGTCCGCGTCGCCCATCACGACCGCTCGAATCGCGTCGGTCATGATTTTGAACACCTCGGGGTTCGCGTGCGTGATCACGTCGCGAAGAAAGGAGCGCCGCGGCACGTGGCCGTCGTCGGACCCGAACTCGTTGATGGTCGCGACCTCGGCGTTCGTGAGCCGCCCGTCGCCGTGTGCGAGCCCGGCCTTCTGCCCGACGACGCCGACGCGGATGGTGGTCTTTCCGATCCGCTGGATCGCGTACGCGAGCCGCGCCAGTCCGCGATCGACGAACACGACCCGGCTGCGGCCGCCATCGAGCTGCTGGAGGCGCTCGACACGCTCTACACGATCGGCGGTCTCGACGCGGTCCGCGGTCGCGACGCGCGCGGCGCGCTCTACCGCTTCGACCTGGTCCGAGGTCGGCATCAGAGCACCATCGGTCCGGCGGCCTGGGACATCGAAAGGATGTCCAGGTACATCTGCCCGAACGCCGTCGAGCCAAGCGCGCCGCTGCCGGCCCACGCTGCGTACATGCCGAAGCTCTGGCGCAGCGTACCTGCGGACTGTGAGGTCACCGGTCCGGCGGCCCCCGAGGTGCCGCGAAGCGTGAGCGTGCCGATGTGCGCGGCGAGGAAGATCTTCGCCATACGATCGACCTGCACGGTCTCACCGAGGACGGTGAGGTCCTGCTCGTTGACGTACGCCAGAATGTCCGCAAGCGCGCCGCTCGTGACGAGCGAGGTCAGCGCCGGCGCGAATCCGGTGACATCAGATTGGACGATCGGCGCCGCCACCTGGTCGGGCTCCTCAGAAGTTGATGTTCCGCGTGATCGACGCCTTACCCGTCGTCGAATCCGCGATGATCGAGAGGTCCGCGCCGTCGTCACCCCGGAATACGAGCGGGAAGTTGGCGGGCCAAAGCATGCAACCCGCGCCGCTGACCGAGGCCGGCGTGGCCGTAAGCGCAGCGTCGGAGCCCTGCTTGATCCAGAGCGCGACGTTGGACACCAAGGTCCAGAACTGGCCCGCGGCCATCGCCGCGCCCATGTTCGCGGCCGATGCGCCGACCGCGTGGTTGACCGAACTGTTGGTGACGGGGGTAAGGATCATGACTTGCTCCCAGAACGAGAACGAGCCCCGCATCGGGGAGACGCGGGGCTCGAGAGGCGGGCGAGCACTGCCCCCGTGGGCGCGGGATCAGAAAGTGGTCGCGTACCCGATCGACTGCGGCACGTACGTGGCAATGCCGCCCGTGCGCATCTCGCAGAACGTCTTCACCTTGAAGCCGTTGATCTGCGGCATCTTCTGCAGGAACTCCATCGGGACCAGGAGCTCGAACCGGCTCTTGTCGTTCTTGTACGCGAGCATGCGGCGCGACGCGCCCCACGGTGCGTTCGTGGACACGCCGCCGATGTTGCGGGTCGCCTCGAGCTTCTGCGTGCGGACGACAACCTTCACCATGTCGTTGTTCTTGGTGAAGGTCTTCAGGATCGTGCGGGTCGAACCGTCGCCGACGCGGCGCGAGTTGATGTACTCGTACGCGGAGTTCGGTAGCACCCACGTGTCCGGCTCCGACGTCTCGTTCGTGTTGACCGAGATGAGGTTGCCGAGGCCGTTCAGGTCCTTGAGGACGTCGTCGACCGGCTTGTTCTCCCAGACGGCTGTGCCGCTGGGGTCGGTCGCGATCGGGGTGTACACCGTGACGGACGTGCCGCCCGAGGTCGGCAGGGTCGCGAGACCAAGGATCTTGGTCTTCGACTCGCCGAGCCACGCGATGTCGTCGAGCTTGCGCGCCATGATCTCGCGGCACGCCTTCGCCTTCATCGACGGCAGCGGCATGCGGGCGTAGATCGCCTTGCGTGCCTCGTCGTCCGAGTACGCGTAGCCGAACGCGAACCCGAACAGGTCGCCGGTCGCGCTCGTCACCTTCAGCTCGACCATCGGGATGTCGTCCGACTGGTCCTTGTTGACCTGGACGTCACCGCTCAGATCGACCGCGCGAGCCGTGAACTGCTCGACACCCGGATCGATCTCCGTGTTCCACGGCATCGCGAACCGCGACTTGAGCGTCGGGTAGAGGACGTAGAACAGCTCCTCGCGGATGAACTCGAGCTGCCGCGCGATGAACGACGACTCGGCCGCGTCCATGTGCCCGGTGAAGTCCCAGCGAAGGCCGGACATGTCCGGGTCGCGAAGGTCGAAGTCGAGCGCGTGCCGACGAGCCATGTCCTCGAGCTCGTCATGACGAGCGCGAATGCCGTCCTCATCGAGGTGATCGAGCTCGTCGAGGTGCGCCTGGGTGGTGTGATCGATGATCAGCATGTCTGTTTTCTCTTTGCTCGCGGTTCAGAGCAGGCGGCCCTCGACGCGGACGGCGCCGGGAGGCAGGGTCTGGGTTCCGTGGAGGGTGCACACCAGGTCGAGAACGCCGCCTGGCGGGATGACGAGGTCGGGAGCCGAAGCGCTCAGCACGAGTGCCTCGATCGTGTTGGCTGGCAGCGAGCCCTGCGCGCCGGTCAGCGTCGACCAGGACGCGGCGTTGTTGCCGGTCGCCGGGTTGAATGCGCCGATGACGAAGTAGTTCGTCGGATCCTGAGCGAGGCCGGTCGGATTCACGTACAGGACGCGATCGACCTTGAACGCGCGGCCCGGCGGCGCCTTGTAGATCTGGATCGTCACCGTCGCCGACTCGGCGACGTGCGAATACGGGACGACCTCGCGATCCTGGAGGAAGTCGTTCGTGCGGCGGTTGCTTGAGGTCGTCATGATGGTCCTGGACTAGGCGGTCAGGCCGCGGATCAGACGTTCACGAGGTCGAACTCGAGCCACGCGCCGCCGCCCGCCGCCGCCGTGCTCATCCACTGAGCGGAGTCGTGGAAATCGAGCGTCGTGCTGGCCTGCGTGGCGTTGCCGCACTGGCCCTTGGCCGTGTACGGGCCGCCGACTGCGTACGAGACGAACAGGCGATCGCCCGGAACGCAGCCGGTGATGCAAGTCACGTAGATCCGACCCTTGCGGGCGATGTTCATGACCGAGCCGACGGTGACGCCGACCGCATCGAGCTGGCCGTGCGAGCCGTTCTCGTCCGTCCATGCGCGCGAGTACGCGTCGGAGCGGAACAGGAAGCCGACGATCTTGTCGGTGCTGACAGCCGGGATGTAGCTGTCGAGGTCCGTGGTGGGCGACGGCTTGAACGCGACCGGGGTGCCGAACGGAATCGACGCCGTGTCGGTGTTGATCATCGGGTCGCTGTCCTGCGGCTTGCTGCTGAGGCTGCCGATGAACGCGACCGTCTGGAGGTCGTTGAACGTGGTCTGGAGAGCGGCGATCGAGCCCATGGCGGGTTCCTTTCAGTCGTCGACGCTGTGCGCGTCGTTGGTCACGCCGGTGCTCGTGCGCCGGCTGCGGTTCTGCATCGCGATGCGCGCGGCCTTTTCACGCGCCGCCGAGGGCACGCGCGAGTTGACGGGCTTGCGCGCGTCCTGGCGGCCCTTCTCGACCGTGGTGCGCACGGTCGAGTGCGAGCCCGCCGCACGGGCGTGGTTGCGAACCGCGACCTTGAACATGCCGGCGACGAAGTCGTCGGTCTCGTCCTCCGACACTTCCTCGCCGTCGACGTGCGTGATGACGGCGGCCTGGATCGCGCGGTCGGTCATCTTCGCGAGATCGACCGCGTTGCCCTTCGCGTCCTTGCCGATGATCGGCGTCGCCGCCGAGACGAGCTCGACGCGCGCGTTCACGCGACCCTCGAACTCGCCCTCTGCGTCCAGCCGCGCCTTCTCGACGTCGGCCTTGGCCTTCTCCTCGGCCGCATCGGCGCGCTTCTTCTCGGCACCGACCTCGGTCTTGGAGGCGTGGGCCTCGACGCGTGCCTTGTCGCGGTCCTTCTCGGCCTGGTCCGCACGAGCGTAGTGCGCGTCGCGGTCCTTCTCGGCCTGGTCCGCACGAGCCTTGTGGGCGGCGGATTCCTCGATCAGCTTCTTGGTCTGTTCGTCCATGGCGCTTCCCTGGTCATCATGACCGATGGCACGAGAATTGCAACTACACGCCGAATCGAGGCGACTTCCCCACTCCTGTTCGAAGTGCTTGGCGTCGATCCCGAGCGCGTTCGCGCGCGAAAGGATGTGGTGGTACGCGGCCTTCTTAGCGGCGGCGGATGGCCAGTGCTTCTCGGCACCGAACCGGGCCATCGCATCGCGAACGTGATCAGCGTTCTCGAGCGGAAGTTCGTGGGCGGACGGGACGGCGAAGTCCGCCGGCGGAAGCTCGTGGCGCGTGGCCGCGGTCAGCTTCCCGTCCTGGTTCATCTCGTCATCGCAGTTCTCGCTCTCCATGTCATCCTCATCGGTGCGGACCTCGCACGTGGCGCCACAACGCGCGCGCGGCACGAGCGCCAAGTGGTCGACGTCCGTGTTGCGCTGGAATCCGTCCTCGTCGAGATCCGCGTCGTAGCCGAGGCTCAGCTCGCGGACACCGCGCACCATCGCGCGCGGCCCTTCGGGGTGTGTGAACACGAGCTTGGCGATCGCGTGGTCACCGTCGACGCGGGTCTCGCCGACGTGGCCTACTACGAGCGCCTGGCCGCCAGCGCGCAGGTGCTTCCCGTTCCTCGGGTGCAGGACGATGATCGGCTTTCCGACCGCCCGTGCCGCGAGCTTCTTGAGCTCGGAGGCATCCCGGAGCTCGGCGCGCGCTGGCCGGCCGGCCTTGCTCGGGTAGCGAAGGGGGTTCGACGGCCCGTGCAGGCGCGCGATGCGGCCCTCGTATACGGCCCCTTCCGGGGACGCGAGCTCGGCGGAGTCGCCAAGCCGGTCGCGGCGCACACGGCTGATCACCAGGTATGAATACCGCGGTTCACTGGTCACGCAAGAGTCGTGCCAATCGGTGGACGATGACGACGAGGCCGAGGCGGGAATCGAACCCGAGGGCGCGCTTGAAAGGCGAGCGACCGCACCAGCAGTGAACCGCGGCCAAGAGCGGAGAACGGGGGACTCGAACCCCGACCAGTGCGAACCGGCCCGTCGCGTTAGCAGTGCGCGCCGTCACCTCGACGATCAGCTCTCCGTGGCGGAAGAAGGACGAGTTGAACGCCTGTCAGGCGGGACTCACCCTACCGATCCGCTTTCGAGGCGGCCCCCGGACCAACTCCAGGATCATCTTCCATGTCGTCGTCTCGCCGGGAGTCGCACCCTGGTCATCGGCCTTCGGAGAGCCGCGTCGCATCTTCGCGCTCGAGACGTTCGTGCGATCGGCAGGGCTCGAACCTGCGTGGGCCTCGCTTAGGAAACGAGGTGCCGTCCTGTCGGCGTCGGTCGCGTGGAGCACGAGCCCGGAGTCGAACCGGAGCACGAGACGTTGCAAGCCTCGTCCCCGCCGTGGAGCTGCTCGTGCACTCGTTCGGGACCAGGGAGTCGAACCCTGATCGGCGATTTCAAAGACCGCCTTCGGCTGCCGGCCGCGCCCCGATCATCGAGCCACCACCAGGAGTCGAACCTGGACCGCCGACGTACCAGGTCGGTGCACGGCCATCGTGCTGTAGCGGCGAACGTGGATAGGACGGGAATCGAACCCGCCGCAGCCGCATTGCAAGTGCAGCTCGCCCCCTTGGGACATGCCTACCCGTAGCTCGAAGTCACGGGACTCGCGCCCGGCTCGCATACCGATTTCCCGTTATGATCAGGACGGTACTCCGAACATGCTAGCGGCTAATGCCGCACTTCGACGCGCCACCGACGGGACTCGCACCCGTCTCACCCCGTAGACAGCGGGGCCGCGACACTCGTCGCGTCCAGTGGCATTGGCCCCGCGCGCCGCGCGCGCGTCAGGGCTTCAATCGTGCTCGAGCTCGCCGGTCCAGTACAGATACTCGCGCCACGCCGCCGGAGCGCTGTGGCGCGAGATCCTGACCATGACCGCCGGCGCGGTCGTGGGCTGCGTCGGCCTCTTGAGTAGCCGCATCCCGGCCTCCTCGGGCGTTCGGCACGCCTTGCGCCCGTTGCAGGTCGTGCACGCCGTCGCGATGTTCGTCCACTCGGTGCGGCCGCCCCGCGCGCGCGGCGTCACATGGTCGTACGTGAGCTCGCTCAGCTTCTTGCGCTCGCCGCAGTATTGGCAGCGGTAGTGGTCGCGTGCGTAGATGTTCACGCGCGAGAACTTCACGGGCTTCTTGTCGCGCCGGAACATCGAGACCAGCCGTACGACCGCGGGCACCTTCATGACCACGTACGTCGAGCGAACCTCGCGGTCGTACTCTTCGACGATCTCCACCTTGCCCTCACACCATAGCGTGATCGCGCGTGTCCACGGCACGACATCGCACGGCCTGTAGGCGGGATCGAGAACGAGTGTTTGGTGGTCCTCCATGGCGCGGTCTCCTGCTGTTCGGGGGTTAGCACGCGTCGGGTGACAGACGAGAATCGAACTCGCCTCTACGTGGTCCACAACCACGCGCCTTCACCAGAAGGACCGTCACCAT